TCTCTTAATAACAAATAATTTAAATAAGATTGTTGTGTAAATATTCTCCTTGACATGTTACAAAATCACCACATTAAATATTTGCTCTTGTACTTCTTCCAGTGGTACTGGAACCTTAATTGTGTCTCCTATTTTGCAATGAAAATCTGTTGGCTTGGTATTATACCAAGCTAAAATCCACCACAAACGCGGGTCTCCGTAATACTTGTGGGCTATTTTAGATAAGTTATCCCCTACACTATAGAGGTGACGATGATGGCTTATATTCTCTTTAAATTCCAAGGAGTTTGGGTCGCCAAATGGAATTATACCATGATGTATTATTTCTGTATACCCTGTTCTTTCAAAAAAATCTACATAAATCCCTGCATCTTTGTTATTTCTTAATTTAAAAGCGTGTGAGTCCCAATCAGTCATAATATTTTCTCCTTCTTATTAGTCTTCGTCCGGATCATCGCTGGCTTGGACGGCAACCTCTGATATCTCATTTATGCTAGCCCCCCATGGCCAGGAATCTTGTAACCTCATGCCACTTTCGTTAAAGCCCAGCGGGTGTTCATGGAGGGGTTGGAACTGGAAACTTAACGAAAAAATCATCGGTATTAAATTACCTTCCTGTGTTATATAGTGGCCTGATTCAAATTTAGGTTGAAAGTTGATTCCTTGAACTGTTCCCAGAAGGCCGTTTGAATTTGTTGGGCTATGTATATAATTAGCATACTTGATCCTCATCAATGGAGGGGCTGAGATTGTTCTAGATTTATCGTTATTTCCAATGGGTGCACTATATACAGGATATAACATGCTGGTTAAATTTTCAATATTTTTAAAATTTTGTATTGCTTGGTTTTTTGATTCTGAAACTACATCCATGGCTATTTGTATTTGACGGGTTGTTGATTGATAATTTTTTACTGCATCTGTCCTGCCGAATGGTTGATCACCTCCCCAGCCAACATTATAGTTGTCTGAAAATTGAGTGATAAATGCCGGAAACGATACATTCATCGGCACAACAGCGCTTCGAAAATGTATAACCCCTGCGGCACCTGCATGGGATTGGGCAATATTATTTATAGAATAAAGGGTAGAGCGTTGTCCATTTGAATCTTCTATTGACATAATATTATATTAACTCCTTAACCATCATTACAGCTTTCTCACTTTCTCGGTTGGCACACCCAGCCCCTTAAGCGCTTCAATGTTTGTGTTGGTTGCCGCGATGACTTCATTTAACTTTTCTTTGGTTGCCTTCGGAGTGCTCGGGTGATTCAACATTTTAGATAAAATACCAGTCATACCTTTCAATGCGCCAACAATCGCGGTGGTCTGTGTGGTGCTGACTCGTCTGTTTTGGGCTGCGGATACTTGTTGGCTTTTGACCACTGCTGCTATCGCGACATTGTTCTGGGGGCCCATTAAATAGCTAAAGCCAGGTACCCCTGTGGGGGCTTTAGACGGGGTTATGACTTCATCGGTGTCCGGTGTGGTGATGCCCTTAGAGGAGTTTTTAAGAGCATCGTTGATTTCTTTAAGGCGCTTCTTGCCCTCGGTGCCGGTGAATATACCGGAGTCTCCGGTTATCTCATTGTACTCTGCCTCGGAAATGCCTGCGCGTTTCATCGCGGCTTTGAGTTTGTCGTCTCCACTAAGGTCACTTAGGCCTTTATTACCTTTGGTTCTGAAATATCTTAGAAAGTCTCTTGATATACCTAATCGGCCGGCTGATTTGTCTCTCAAAATTTTAATAAAGGATGCTTCTGCGGGGCTAACGTCATCCATGGGTTCATTAAGATCAAATGCCTTCGCCGAGGCGCGAATTGCGGCGACTTTTTTATTCAACGCTCGGGCGTCGATGGTGCCTTGACTAAAATCTTGTAAGGCGGTTTGAACTCGGCCGGCCAAGACGCCGCGGTTCTTATCGGGTAATGTCTGCAATATTCTTAACACATCAATAAGCATCGGGGCGGCATTGACAGCCGCAGAAAGATCTGCCGGTTTGCCGATGCCAGTTTTGGTCCCTACACTTTGGCCGAATTCAAGACCGATGCCGGCCTTGGTGAAGGATTTGGTCGCGTCGAGGTTATAACCTTGGTTTGTGAGCATACCACCGGGCGTGTACATTCTCCTATCATAAACCAAGCCTTGTTGTGTTTTAGGTATGATACCGATCCTCATCAGAGTTTCTACATTCGCTTCTAACTGTTTGGTAAAGCTTGTCATTCCTGCTGCAAGGTCCGTCAATGCCTTGTTCGCTTGACCTGGGGCGTCGAAAGACTCATTGACTTTTCTTCCCAATTTGGTTTTAAGAGATCCTCCGGCCGTAGATCCAGGTTGGTCGCCAAAAAGTAAAAACCTTCTTGCGTCCTCACGGCTGTATCCAGTCAAGCCCCTGATAGTATCTAATGCAAAGACTCCCAATTTACTGCCCGATTTAATTTCACCATATATTGGGTGCCTCATAATTGCCTCTCGCACCTTCACCATGCGGTCACTCTCACTCATCATTAATATTTCGTTTGGACTAAATACCACCTGCCCTAATATAGAATTCAGTTTTCCTGCGAAGGCGCTGGCTCCGGATAGTGTGTCTAATTTTTGGCCAAAGCCGGACATTAAAGTCCCTACGGAGACCCCGGTTGTTGCTGATAGTTGTTGAATTTTTTTAAATTCATTTTGTATCATGGGAGCATTGTATGCCATCGCTTTTGCAACTAATTGAAAATTTTGCGAAACCACACTAGGTAACATTTTTATTTCTTTGGCGAAATCAACAATTCCTTGGTTCAAATTTAATACTTCCTTTGCAGAAAGATTTAATGTATATGTTCCCAATTCTACATTTTTATTAAATTCACCATAACTTAAGCCCATCTCTCTCAACGTTCCAGCCAGAGCCGTCATTTTATCTGCATATAAGTCCATGCCCGTGCCGAGTTCAGTCTCAGCTAAGGTTCCGAACTGTTGAAAGGAGCCCATCAGTGCGTTAAAAGCTTCTGTTGCTGGTTTTGTTGATCCTAAGAATTTATTCATAAACATTGCCGCGTTTTGCAGGGAAGTCTCTAGGGGGCCCCCTTTTGCAAAAACGGCGCCGCGGGTTGCAACTCTCGACAATGTTTTTTCGATGTCTTTAACTAAGTTGTTAATATCATCGGTTTGTTCTAATATACCGCCTTCTCTAACTTTTATAAAAGACTCAGCCTCAATGCCGTCGATTCTGCTTTTTAACTTAGCGACTTGAGCTTTAAGTTTCGCGATTTGTTCATTTGCGGGATTCATTTTATAGCCTCTAAGATAAATAGATATTTTTTAAAAAATATTACTCTTCTTCTTGTGGGGAAATATGCTTAATGGTTCTTTGGACAAACCACCTTCTTAAACCTATGGGAAAATTATAGGCTTCTGTAAAAGAAAAGTTACCTTCTTTGACTAACAAAAATATCTCTTCGTATATATTTTGTTGTGCACTAGAGAAAGCCTCTGCGAAACAATGCCCAAGACAAGGGCACCTCCTTTTCAGAGACATTATTACACACCTGACAGGTTGTCTCTTGAAGCGTCGAGATTCTCGGACGGCAACTATTATAAAATTCTTTGAGGTAAGCCGCATCGGCTGCTGGTAACACTTCAATTAGTTCTGAAATAATTGAAGGGTCGGAAACTGTGTTTGCTGTTATAATTACTTGCTTCATGAATTCAAGTGTATAATTAAACTGCAAATTATATTTTTCTTTTTGTTCTCTACTTTTGTTGATAGTTTTAGCAACTTGTTCATCAAAGTTTACAATTTCCAGTTCTATATCAGTTACTGGTAGTTTAATGAAAAAAGTGTTTGATACTTCTGAGTATTTTGGCAACTGGTTTTCATCTTCTTCATCTTCCTTATAAAAGCTTGGCTCTATAATTTCATGCTTTGTTAGATCAAACTCGTGCGGAGTTGTTTTTCCACAATTTTCACAGAATGTTTCTGTCTTAAAAAGTGCACCATAACCGCTTATTCTTGCCTGTAGTAAAACTGCCATCTTGTCTTCTTCTAACAAGCTCTCAGAATCAACACCAGGAGTTAACATAATATTATCTATCAACTTATCGAACAGGGTCTTACCATTAGGATTACTTGCAGAACTCAACAAATCTTCATCCCTTGCCGTCATATGTCTTACTGTTACTTCTTTTAGACCCCTCAGCGCGTGGCCGTGGGGATAAAACCTACCACCAGACGGGAGTTTTACTATTTCTTCTGGTTTTATAAAAGGCAACCCAAAAAGGTCTCTTATGTTTTTTCGGGATCCAGGTGGGGCCCCGGGGGGTGTGGGTGGAGCCTCAACTTGAGGGCTTTGTTCTTGTTTTTCTTCTGACTCTTTATAATCCGGGTTTGTATTACCGGTGAATTTTTTTGAATTTCTACTCATTTATCCTCTTTCTTAAACTAAACTATATTATCAAACTTTAACTAAAAATTTAAATTTATTATCCTTCGCGGTTGTTCCAATTCCACTGCGGCTTTTGTTCTGTGGCTAACTCATTCAAAGTCGCCCAGTCATATTTAACTCCGATTTGTATATTCAATGCTTCATCCGAGCTATAATCTAGACCGTCAAAAGATACTGAGGTTATTTGAGGGTTTTTTAATATCCACTCTTCTAACACCTCTGCATTACTATTTGCTGAAATTTGTTGAATTTTAAATTCTCCCAAAGTGGTGACCATATCATTCTTTGAGATAGTTTTCATACCCGTTGCTGACGCAAGTACGTTTGTTGGTAACTCATAACCAAATGCTTGCAACATATTGTATAATGTCTGTGCTGCGTCGGGATCTACTGGGTCGACCAATGTTAAGCTAACATCCTGCCAGGTCACTCTTCCAGGGAAGTTAAACGTGTGCTGTAAAAACTGATGTGAAGTTGAGCCGATGTTAAAAGACGGCTTTGTCACAGATTTGATTATAAATTGAGGCGCGCCTGCGAAGTACAAAAGCCATCTAAACTTTCTCTTTGGCTCCATCCCCGCATTATTCCAAAATTGATCTGACATGATTTTAATCTCCTAAAATATATAGTATTTAATTTTATTTTTAATCGTCAAATTCAGCACCAGTGCTTGTGATTATGAAATCAACTGCGATGAACTCTATTGACCTTGCAGGCTTCAAGAATATCTTAGCGTACATAATATTTCTGTCTACTAAATCTGGGGTTGTTGTGCTCTCGTCTAATATAACTTTAAAGTCAGACAACCCAAATCTAACCTTTACATCTTCTAACAATGGAACTACTTGTCCAGTAAACCGAGACCAAGTCGATGGAACGTTTTGGTCGAAAAGAAGATTGCTACAAATTCTTGAAACTTCTTTTTTGATGAAAATTAGAAGCCTTCTAACATTAATCCTGTCAAGAGCGGACTGTGTAGATTGGAGAGTCTTCTGTCCAAAAACTACGATTCCCTCGGAAACAAAAGATGCGATCGGATTTATGTTTGCTTCATATAGGGTGTCCCTATCTTTAGACATAAGCTGTTCCGAGGTCTGCAAGACCGGCAACCCTGCGTTTCCTTGATTGAGCCCACCTCGATTGAAGCCGGCTGGGGCGAACCATACAGCATCTCTCTGTTCTGTATATGCCATAACACCCAAAGCAATAACTGATGGTGGTACCCAAACGTCTCTTGACGATCTGGTATCTCTTATCTTCAACCAAGGATAATAAGTTGTCCCATAAGAAGAATTAATTTGTCTTTTCACTAAAGCTGCAGCGGATAACTCAGGTGTAGTGCCGTCGACTCTATCCTTAAAGTTCGTACACTTTCTTTGAGAAGGTGGAACATATACATCTGGAAGGTCGATAATAGCTAATGAGTCTGCTCTTGCTTCGCATGTATTGACTAACTTTGTAGTCAAGGATGTGTTTGTTATTCCTGGCATCGCTGCTAAATTGTGTTCTACTACTTCTGCATCCCTTATTAATTCTATTGCCCTGTCGACCGAAGCATATGCATAAGAGGTTGCTGATGTTTTACCTTGTAGCACATCATTATTGAAAGGATTTGCTTCAGTAATGTTTGTTCCATCGAAGCCGCCCAAGAGAGGCATATGAAAGCCCTTGATTATGTTTAATAGTGGCCTTAAAGAGCCCCCGTCATTGTCAGCTAACACTGCAGAATATGAAGTGCCTCCGCCATCCACAAAACCTGTTCCTGTAACTGTCGCTCCAGTAAAGTTAGTTGCATTGATAGAAGTTTGGCCTGCAATGCCGACAACGTCCTGGGTCAGAGTTAATACTGGACCTACAGCCAAAGCGGTGAGCGCTTGATCTGTTTGTGCGTTAATAACTGTGGCCAACCTATTAACAAAAGCATTCAAGTCGGCAAGTGCGGCGCGGCCGACTCTAAAGCGGCCGCTGCTATCTTTACTACCATCGGAATGGTTCTGGCCGGCGACAACTATATATGTTCCGGAGACCAAATTTGCATCCGTCAAGATCAATGTGTCATCTCCATCTGGAATCGCTGTAAAAGTTATTACTGCCGTAGCGTTTCGGCCAGTCTTGGAGCCGCGTTTCCAAACAATATCACCAACATCTGAATTTCTACTTATATTTAAAACTGTTGTTCCCGCGTCCTGGGCCTGTTGGCTTAAACTCACAACCACTTCATCCATTGAAAATGCCCAAGAATGTTCTGATAGGGAACCATCCGCGACACCATCGTCTTGGTCTGTAGCTAAGCCATTTAACTCTGACATTCTTCGAGTATGATCAACATACCCTTCATTTATTTGTTCTGTTGTTGTCCACTCACCTAGGCGAGCGCCACTCTTGCGTGAGAGCAAGTATGGCGTTGCTCCAAGATAAAATTGATCGTTCAAGGATCCACTACAAACGGATGGGAATTCAGGCCACTGGAAATTAATTGAACCAGAAGAAGATTGTGAAAGATGAATTTTGCCTTGCAAAAAGCCTCCGGCAGCGTTGACACCAGAAGCTGTAGATCCGTTGACAGAAGCTGATGCTTTCTTAGGTTGTACTGGACCGAAGAAACCAAACGGTATCAAAGATTTATTAGGTAATCCATTCGACTGGATATCTGCATCAAGTTGAACTCTTATATATTCTGAAATATTTGGATTCGATTCTCTTAATTTGTTTCTTTTTTCACCTGAATGCCATTCAAAATACTGGTCCCCTATTGCTTTTGCGATAAAGTTGTCGGATTTAGGATTAAGATTACACCTATCAAACCTTTCTACTTCTACTAACCTACCGGTGCCGTATTCTATTCTTTTAACAACAACACTAAACTCGCCGTATGGGTCGAGTGCACCTTCGCGGGCAACTTTTATATCTTCTATTCCAACTATTACGTTTCTTGAAGCTTCAGAGCCCTCTTGTAACGCCACTAATCTAAATAATTTTGTATTGTTTGTTGCATCAAATACACCCGCGTTTCTTGATGTATCTTGGGCTATAACCCAACCAGTACGACCTTCGCCGAGTTGGTGTTTCGGCCCTCTGTGCCCCTCCATGCCAGAGGCTAGTTTCATTATGACGGCTGTTCTTTTAACACCAGAGGAGCCTGACATTCTAGCAGTTAACTTAGATGCAGTTTCCTCGAACGTTTCTCCTAGCCAATACTTACTTGCTAGTGAGGCTGCAGTTGGATTTGCAATGTTGTCGTTTGACATGACAGGATTCGTGTTAAACTCTTCTCTCATTTCTTCTAGCGATGAAACAACATCTTTCGTTGTTGAACCATCAGTTAACTGAAACGTTACTCGGTTCTGAGAACTGAAATGCACAGGGGTTCCTGGGTTTGCAGTTATTATATTTGACCCTGATGTATTTTGACCTCTTAGTTTAACGCTGAATGATCCCGTTGTTCCATAAAAAATTGCTGCAAGGTCTGCGGTTTGGGCCGATGGTGGTGTTGCTGAACCTGAATGTGTAAAAACGAATAAACCGTATGCATTACTAGCGGCCCAGCCGGCTTCTGAATTTGGGACTGAGGCTGATGCTTCTTCTCCCGAGATACCTGCTAACCTCACCACTGTTATTGGTGAATCAATATTGGCTGACAAATAAGCCTTTGCTGCGTATGGTAAATAGCTTTCTCCAAGTAAATCAGTACCATCTCGCCAAGGATCTCGTCCTTCATTTCCAGGCATCGGCAATCCGAATACTCTATTAAATTCATCCTGTGTTTGTACTTTATAAGGTTTTAGGGATGGACCCTGCCTTGTGCGCCCAATTAACACTGGACCAACACCCGGGCCCTGGCCTGGAAGTTGTGATAAATCTATTTCTTTTAAAAATACTCCAGGGGAAACAAATCTGAATTTTCTTGTAGCCATGCTTAACATCTCCTTATGAGGATAAAATAATTGTTATTTTACTTATTAAATAGTTTTTCTTTCTTGCAATGGAAAGAAGAAAAAGAAAAGCCCGCCAAAAAGGCGGGCTGAGGTGGGAAATATGATAGGATTTGAAAGTTATTTCATTATTTTTTGATGTAATGAATTACTACTGCATCGTCGGAATCGACAACGCCAGATTCAAACACAACCTTCTGGCTTGAACCAGAACCCTCGATCGCATAGTCGAAGATAGATGCGCCCAAACCTGAACTGCCGCTTTGAGTCTGCAAAACACCGTTCAAGAATACTTGCACAGAATCTGCAAGAGGTTCTTGACTTAACGAAGCAGAGATATTGTTTGTTAAAGCACCAGTTCCTAGGAAAGTATCCTTTATTGCATCGACGGCTAGGACGCCAGATGAAACTTGGAGACCATCACCACTCATAAAAGTACCAAAATCGCTTACAAGTGCTTGTTTCATAGTACCACCATCATTTAGAACAACGCCGTCCCCTGCTACAAGGGTAACCGAGGCTGCAGTCGTGTCGCCATCCATGATGTTGAGTTCTGCTGCAGTTGCACTAACAAGAGTTCCAGCGAGCTTGAGGCCAGCTTCTGATCCGTCGTGGTCAGCTAAGTCCAGTGAAGCATAACTACCATCAACCGTCAAAGAGTGTGCCGGAGCAGACTGTTTTATGGTCATGCTGTCAATGCCCGATGCACTGAAGGAAGAACCTCCTGACATTGAGATTGATACACCTATCGACGTACCCGAAGAGTACGAGGATAATACAGTGGTAGCTATAACTGATCCGTCTGCAATCTTGACAGTACCGTTAGATCCAACCTTACTATTAAACGCTGATGCCTTAGCTGCGCTTGAGAAGTTAAGAGTAGTAACAGAAGCCGAGATTGTAGATTCCGTAAAGGCTGACTTGAAAGCTCCCAGGTCCTTTGAAGTGCTACTAATATCCGACTTGTTCACGGTAAGTGATGAAGCCGAAGAAGCGGCAGAGTTGAAAGAGACACTGATTGAGGTGTCACCAGAGGAGACCGAGCTACTGACAGTAAACGCGATCTTATCACTTCCGGATCCTTGGAATACAATGACCTCTCCACTGCTTATCGAAGTTCCTACTTCTGGAGATAACGTAAGTGCAGATGTTGATTGACTTAAAGACGACTCCTGAATTCTGGTCGCTTGGAATGCAGAGAAAGAAGTAGTCAGTCTATCAGACGATGCATCGTCGCCATAACGATCGGCTGATGAGTGAGTGATCTTTGCATCATACGAAGAAGCACCCATACTCAAGATAGCACCATCTGCCATATAAAGATCAGACCATCTCGTTGACGTATCGCCAAGGCCTGCTTGGTCGTTAGAGCCAGGCTTAACTTGTGCACCTGCTGCATCGAGAATAATATCCCCAGCAACGTCAAGTGTCAAGTCCCCAGAGGCGACATCAATCTCGTTTGCTGCAAAAGTAAACAAGGTTGCAGAGTCGTCCTTCATAACGATCTGACCGCTGTCAGCGTTAAGATCAATATCTCCTGCTGCGTCGATAATAACCTTCTGAGAAGATCCAGCAGCAGACAATGTAAGAGCACCGGCTGCGGTTTCGACCTTTCCTGCGTCTGTCATCAAGACATCGCCTTCAAGGTGAAGATCTTGCCATGCTGCGGATGTGGATCCAAGATCCGATGTATCATCTGCATTTGGTAAAAGGTTACCGTCAACCTTTACGTCTCCGCCGCCCGGATCCAAAACGATATCAGCCGCGGCGATAAGTTTGAGATCAGTATCGACATCGATATAGTCGTTGGCGCCGTCTATTTCAAGCTTGCCGGCACGGAAGGCTCCCAAGGTCATGTCAGCAACGGTAACTGCTTCACCACCAGAAGTATCTTTTGTACCAACACCCCATGTGTCATTGGCGACTCGGCCGATGACCATGTCCGTGGAAGAACCACCGTTTTCAATTGCGATACCACCCTGACCGTTTGCTGAAGAGTTTGCCTTGTTGAGAACAACAATTGGATCTTCGACAAGAAGGTTAGTCGTATCAAGTGTGGTTGTGGTTCCTTGTATTGTCAAGTCGCCGCCAACGACCACTGCGCCGTTGAAGGTTGCCTTACCGGCATCAGACATATCAAGAGTAAGAGCAGTGATTGAAGAACCACCATCATTACCCATAAAGATAATATCCTTGTCAGAAACAGCAGACTTGATTGTCAAGTTGCTCGATGCCATGTTGACACTACCAATCTCTGTTCCAGCGTCCTTAAAGACAACATCATCGCCTGCAGCATCAAGAACGATATCTGCAACAGAATCGAGCAAGATGTCACCAGAGTTAGATGATTGCAAGGTTACACCAGTGTGACCATCAACAGTTGCTGTGCCAGCAATAGAGTCAATTGTCAACCCACCAGCGGCAGTAGATACTGTCATTGCGTCCTGTGCAAGAATGTCACCTTCGAGGTGAAGGTCTTGCCATGCAGCCGAAGTTGATCCAAGATCATAAGTGTCATCAGCGCCTGGGAGGAGACCTGCAGAAGTTATACTAGCATACGTGGTACTAGCATCTTTGAAAGATACAGTTCCGCCGTCGGCATTGATCTCAATATCACCAGTTGCATCTAAGATGATGTTCTGACTCGAAGCAGCAGTAGATAGCGTTAGTGCGCCGGCGGCAGTTTCAACTTTGCCCGCATCTGTGAAAAGCACATCTCCTTCGAGGTGAAGGTCTTGCCAAGCGGCTGAAGTTGATCCAAGATCGTAGGTATCGTCGGCCCCTGGGAGGAGACCTGCAGAAGTTATACTAGCATACGTGGTACTAGCATCTTTAAAAGATACAGTTCCACCGTCAGCATTGATTTCAATGTCACCAGTCGCATCTAAGATAATATTTTGACTCGATGCAGCGGTAGATAGTGTTAGTGCGCCGGCTGCAGTTTCAACTTTGCCCGCATCTGTGAAAAGCACGTCTCCTTCAAGGTGAAGGTCTTGCCATGCAGCCGAAGTTGATCCAAGATCATAAGCGTCATCTGCATTTGGCAAAAGGTTACCGTCAACCTTGACATCTGATCCACCTGGGTCGAGAAGAATATCTGCTGCAGCGATAATTTGAAGATCTGTAGATACATCAATATAATCGGTGGTGCCGTCTATTTCTAATCTTGCTGTTTGAAGATTGCCTGCCAAGGTCATCTTATTTGTACTTGGGTTGTAATTTAAATGAGAACCATCTACTCGCAACTTACCGTCACCTGAGCCCTTTGTAACCGAGGTAACTGAAGAAATACTAGATTTATTCATCGTCGTTGCGTTTGACAAGCCCGCGTTAAAAGTTACAGCAACACTCGTAGCACTGGAACTTACGGAGCTATCAAAAGTAAAGGCTATCTTGTTGCTGCTGCTATCCGTAAAGATCACAGCTAAGCCTGCTGCAGCGGAAACACCATACTCCGGGCTGAAGGTTAACGAGGTGGTGGCGCTTGTTACAGTGCTCTCCTGGAGTCTTGATGTTTGGAACGATGAGTAGCTGGTGGCGTTATCACCGTTATATTCATTATCGTCATCTGCAAATACGAGTTGATATGCTCCAGATGCTCCTGACTCTCTTAGGTCCATCTTCGAAAAGTAATCCTGCATCGCCGCGGCGGTGATTGTTTGTGTTGCGCCTGCAGGTGAAGATGAAGCTGCATCTTGTGTAAGAAAGACGTAGTCATCGTCTAGGGTGGTGACTGCCGAGGCTAAAGATCCTGTAATCTTTAACTGTAATGGTTGTATAGTTGTTCTAGCCATAATATTATTTCCTCCTATGTTTTTTAAATATTTTGGAAGACTATAATAAAATTATAAAATTATAAAATTGAATGATTATTAAAAATTATTTAATGTAAGGTTATATTATAAAAATGGCGCTTAAAGGATCTAACTGGACTGGCATTATAAATAGCAATCTGAAGATTCAAGAGAACAATATTTTTTTGAGGTTTCTGACATTATTATCAAATCTGCAAAAATCAGAATCTAGAAATTCCAAAGCTAAAGACTGACAAACCTGGTTTGGATCATCAAAACTAAAGAAAAATTTTCCTGTTTCTAATCTTCTACATTCTTTTAGCTTAATTCCCCTAAGTTGGAGATATGCTGCTATGCCAATGTCACTCGTGTTATACATATTATTCTCAATCCTGTTTTACTTTTATATGTACAACTAAATAGTAATCTATTTGCTATTCTTGAAAATCTTTTCTAATAAAATAGGATTTCTCACCTTCAGATTGAGGCAGTTTTAGCTCGTATGTTAACTCTGGTGATACTGATAGTTCATCTCTTAACGCGGATGCCTTCTCATACATCATAGATTCTAGATTTTGAATTCTTCCTAGCAGTTGCATCTTTTTCTTTTCATAATCCAACGCCATTCTTGATAAATACTGTTCTGTTTGTTTCAGTGCCTGCTTATTGTGGAATAGGTCTTCTACCTGTTCCCATTCAATTTCAATTATTTCCTCTTCGTTGAACCCTCTAGGCTCTGGTGTTTCTTCTTGCTGTTGGGGAGTCTCTACTAGATCTTCCACATTAAGGTTGTTGTTTTCATCACTCATATTTGCTTCTCCTTTGCTTGTTTATGTGATTTTAATTGTGTTATTAAATATAACATATTATATAAAAAAAGTAAAACTATAAATTGTATTTTTTCATTTCTTCTTCGGAGACCATTACGCGTTCGCGAGGTATTTTGACCTCTACTATGTTTTCCCTTATTGAGATAAAAGGTTTTTCGCGGCTGGGTCCGTGTCCCACAAGATAACCTACAACTCTTATATCTATAGACATCTCAAACTTTCTGGCGTCGCCTTCGAAAGAAGATAAGTTGTCTTGTGACTGAAATTGCGGCTGAATAAAGCCCTCATATTTGTGGTCTCCAAATTCTAGTCTTACTGCTCTAACTGTACCAGGGTTTGTTATAAATGGCAACATTAAATCGTTAATTTGCTGCTGATATTCAGTTCTTAGTGTGACCTGATAGGATAATTCTACATTAACTGGCATTGGGATTGTCAAAATTTTATAGACTTTCTTTTTATTATTTATCGGATACGTTTCTTGTCCTGCTAACCTGTTTGCGGTTGCATTCGCAAAGTTTCTAGATTTTGCTTCGTTCAACACTCGACTTACTTCAAACGTGCCACCTTCTGAACCATATGACTCTGGGATATTGCCCACAAACACGCCCGGGGAGGCTGCTGGTTTTTGAAATGAATTTCTTTTTATAGAAATAGCTGGAAATACTAAGGCGCCTTGAATATCCCTTGAATCCGGTGAGTTTTTAGACAGAAAAGAGCGTTCAGAAGTACCCCACAAGATCGGAACAGTCGAAACACCCTTGTTAGTGTCTACTTGTAGGTTTAGTTTTTTCACAAATTCATATACAGACCGGTCGATTGTCTCTATTGTAGAGGGTTCGAAGTGTATTTTCTCTAATTCTTTGTTTTCAGACATTAAAAAGCCCCTCTCTAGCCCTAACACATGTGGCGGCAATTTCAAAGCTTGATTCTACCTGGCCAAAGAGCCACTTAGGTTCTTCAAGTGTTAAAATTTCATAAAAATATTGACCATATTGTATAAAATCACCTTCCCTTACAAACAAGTCTTGATCCTCTGTAAGCCTTCTTTTGTGGAACGCTACATTTATCCTTTCTATTCTGTCGACTCCCAAAGCAGTGACAGTTGTCGTTTGTGAAACATATTTCACCATTGCGTAAATCCTAACTGGATCCATAAAAACCTTATCAATAGCTTCGCCGTAAAGATCATGAAAGTTTGTGTCCTTTAAACTGACGGGGTAATAGATTATTGTTTGGCCCACGACCTTTTCTATTACTTCATCGTTAACCTGCTTTACTAAATCCTTTTCTTTTTGCCCCACGAATAAAGGCGGCGGTGGACTTTCAGGTTGTGACCATTTGTTATCATCAGACATCTATATTACCCTACAAAGATATAATTTGGAACCTTCTCGAGTACTTTTTCAGTATTTTCGAGCATATTCGCATCTTGCTCAGCCATCTTTGTATATGTAAGCTGAGCTAGAGTTTCTTTCAGTTCATCTCTAAGTTTATTTTGCTCTTCTTTTGCTTCTGATAGCAATGCAGTGCCATTTAGTGTTACTGCTTCTCCTGGAATCGGAACTGAACTGAACTTAGAACGAACTTGTCCCAGCGTTTCTTTGCATAATGCTAGTGCAAACCGGCGGATCCACTGCTTTCCTATAGAATTTATGTTTTCATATGGCAAATTCCCAATAGGTAGCGTATTCATGTTATTAACACCGTCTACTGATTTGTCATCTTCACTCTCCCAGACGTCTTCGGGTATTGAGAATTCAACCCACATCTTGCGGGGACCACCTGTATAAGGTATCGGACTAAGCCTTATCTTGTTATTTCTCAATTCATAAGAAAAGTGCGACATTCTAGTGTATATCGCATCTTCGAAAGCCATTGCTTGTGCTTTGTTCTGCCAAGCCGGTATTAACTGAAAGGTTGAATCATCAGAAAACTGTCCATAATTGTGTAGATTCCCAACAACGTTTAATCCACCATAATAACCAAAGAATCTCCACATTGCATGCGGAGTTTTATAATACACTTTCTTTATTAATATTTTTCTGCCGGCAATATCCTTAGAAGTGTAGGGATAAGTAATACCTCCAGAGAAATTTGACTTACTCATTCCTGCGTCGCCGGCGTCTGTCAAAGTTATATCCGTGTTTCCAGTAGACCCAGGAGTAACTTGTGTGATAGTTACCACGGAACCACTAGCAGAAGCTTTGATTTTAGTGTTTAGATCTAAGACAGTGGCCAAATTTGTTGCTGCTGCCTCTTTTGATCCACCAAGTATAAACGTAACATTGTTTTTATCAGTTGTATCACTTGAAGCTGCTACCTTTGCAACAATCTCCGTTTTATCTGCGGCAATAATTTTAATTTGATCATCATTTGCAAGTTTTGCTATATCTGTTATTGTAACCGAACCTGTTGCAACAATTTGGCTTTGTGACGTTATAATTTGTTGTAGGTCGTACTCTTGTTGCGGAGGGTTTACATCAAATGACGCAGAATATTGCACGGAACTGTTTAAGCCAATCTCTGAAGCTAGACCCTCTCCTACTCGTCGGGCCATGCTGTAGTCGAACTTTGGATATTTTAAGGCCACATGGGAGCCTGACAGGCTTCCACTTAAAGAACCACTCATCAGAACACCCTTTGAGTCAAAGGATCCTGTAGTGTTGCCAAGAGCGTCTGATAGCACATTTGTTGCTTGGTGTAAATTAACTATATATGAATACTCAAGCACTGCTTCCTCGTACGCAGCATAAACATTTCCTTGTGTTATTTCTAAATCTAAAATATCTCCCCCAAGTTTCTTATAAACATAGGAAACTTGATCCACAGCACCCGAAAGAAACTGACTAGAGTATAAAGAAGAATTTTCATCTGAATAAATTTTATATGGCACAGATTGATTAACCAAACTGTTTTGGTCTGAACCTGTCATTGGTAGCACAATTGCTGATAATGTGCTTTTTGGTGTCAATGTAGGTTTGTACATTATTAGCCCTCACTAAGTATAGTTCAATACTATAACTAGTTATTGAGCCAAGCATTTAACCTAGGCATCTGCTTTTGTTTTGGTGGTTCGCCTTTTGCGAGTTGTGGAGGTTGTTTTTTTCTTAGTGGAAGTTGTTGTTTTTTTCGCAGGAGTTCGCTTTTTTCTAGTGGTCTTTGGCTTTTCTTCCACTTCGGTCACTACTTCTTCTATTACTTCATCTTTAGGGGTCTCGGCCACCTCTTCAACTTTGTTGGTGGTGACCAAGCCCAAAAGATTTGCAAATTTAGCTTCCCATTTTTTCTTTATTTTTCCGAATCTCTTAAATTCTAAAAATATTTTCTTTTTCTTGCCCATTATTTATCCTTTCTTATTACGCTCTTTTGACTGTCACGCTATCAGTAAAAGTATCTCCTGTTGAGACGTAGTTAGGGATGGCGTCGGCGGCGCCTTCGGGTAGTCTCATGGCTGTGACTGTCAATTTAATATGCGAAGTTTTACCTGATGCGATTTGAGCAAGAAGTAAGTCTGCCACCGCGTCTTTACTGTGGCCATCTTTCAGAACCCAATTAGGGGCTGAAGATTCTCCTCCATCGTCAGTGTTTGCGAGGTCTAATGCCGCGAAGGGACCAGCTTCTGCGGCCAATGCTGCGGCTGCATCGTCAGCATGATCAGCAGTAGTTACTGTCTTAAAAGTAGCTGTGATTTTCACCGCATGTTTTGAACCGGCGTCGCCGCCCGCGGAGGTTGAGGCAGGATTATATTTGAGTGTCTCACCGGGGCGGGTACCAACAACACCGATTTCTGTCAGGTCGATATCGATTTGTCCATTTGTGTTATCTTTTTTTAAGAAATCAGCGGTGGGTGTCATAGTAATCACTGAGCGGGCGATATCAAATTTCTTTGTGATTGTTGCTGCTGTCGCGGTTGTTCCCGCTTCATTGTAGAGTGTGCAGACTAATGTATGCTCACCTGCAGTGAGAACTTTGTGTGATGAATTATTTATAATCATACCTTTACCTGCGCCGGATGATTCTTTTGGCATTGCTCTATATTTCTTTCTTCCAGAGCCACTTCCGTCGACAATAATATTGCCAGCGTCATTGGTGTTATTGCTGAGTGCTGTCGCATTACCATCTACTGACCATTTAACAATGTCTCCGTCTAATTTATCTCCGCCGGTGGTGTCACCAGGGCCCTGGAGGTAACCAGTAAATTTAAAGGTTTGGTTTCCGTTGTCCACAATATCTAGACTTTGGAATCTTACGTCAAGCTTTGTCGAATCCAGACTTTCGTCATTGGCTCCGTCGACGTTATCTAAAAACTGAAAATATTTTGTCATAAACTTTGATGATCTGTGTATTGCTCTTTTTTTCTTGCCCATTTTAATGGATCCTCCTTCAATAGGGTTATACAATATAAATAGTGTTACGTTTTACCAATAGAAAAAGAAAAGCCCCGCCAACTTAATGACGGGGCCCAACTTTAATCTATTTCTAGATTGTCAATCCTTAAGAGGATCGACCGGACTCACCAAGGAGACCACGTACAACAACAAGGCCATACATATCTGGTCGCACCATCTTCTTGGCGTAACGGGTCATGACACCCTTACGTGGCACGAAGTCTTCCGTACCAAAGATGGTTGGTGTTACCTGCAACGGTACATATGGGGCGTATACGAAGCCGCTCTCAAGGAACGAACTACCCTTACGGCCCACAAGAAGTACGTTGCGCAAGAAATAAGGATCAACGTAAACGTCGAACTTCTTGCTCAAGCTACCAGACTTAATAGCACCGATGGTGCCACGGTCCTGGTCAGCAGTTACGCTTGCGCGGAAGCCACTAGTGAACTCAAGGATGTTAGCAACCTCAGGGGAACAAACAACAAAGTTTGCGCCACCGCGGAGCGTCTTTCTATGGATCTGAGCACTCACATCATTGATTGTTTCAATGAGTGTTTCATACCACTCGCTAACTGTACCGGTGAAGTCTGGGGCTGCCGATTGATGTCCAACTTCTGCTCCAGATGAGTCAACAAACAAGCCAGGTGAGCGGCTCCAGTAACGAGTTCCGGCAGTTGCGCCCTCAACAAGTTCGTGAAGAAGTTCACGATCAATTTCCAAGGCGATCTGCTCAGAAAGAATACCAGTAAGCTCGACTTCTGCATCGAGATTGTGATATGCATTAAGGTCCTGACCGAGTTCAGGAGACCACTTTGCCTTCAACTTCTTGGTTGTCGCTGTTACAGCAATCGAATCAACCTTGATATCAATTTCTGACATTTCAGTTGTATTTTCGGATCCGCCTTTTCCACCAGAAGCCTTCTGGGCTCCTCCGGCGCCTGAAATGCCTGCACCTGGCTCTTCAAGAACCATTGTACCTGCAAGTAAAGCACCTGGTGCGGCTGAACCAACATTATCGATTTCATCTCGCTGCACGAAAGTAACGGCATCACCATCAAGCTCGTTTGATCGAAGAACACCACCATTCGCTGCGCCGTTTCCACTGAAGTCTTGACCCTCTAGTGCATACACCAAGCGAAGTTTACCACTAACAATTGAAGTCAACCTTCTAATTAAAGATGCATTGGCTTGGTTTGGATGTGCAAGTTCCAATGCCCCAAGTCGACCTCTGTCGATCTTCGCTGGTATATTAATATCTACAATTTGAACTCGGATATCAGCGCGCTGCAAGTCAGCATCGTAACGAATTGCTTTTTGCAAAACTTCTCTATCCTTGCCATCTACTACTGCAGACGGTATCACGGCGGCGGCTGTAGACATGTTTACAGTGTTAGTTCCAACCAAAGAAACCTGCGCGGTGCCGGCAACGGTGGCGGAGCCTGGTGCACTACTGTGCGAGTGTCCAACCTCATAGTGCCCGCCAGGACCAGATGCATCAGCACCTTCAAGGTCAACACCTTCCTGGATCTCCTTACCAAGTTTGTTACCACCATAAACCGACTCGGTTGCTCCGGCCCCAAGGCGCGCTTTGGTGTGGCTAAAATCAAGGAAGAAAATGAGACCGGACGGCAAGCTCATTGGCTGAACCGATACGAGATCATTTGCTATAAGTCCACCGAATACACGGCGAACGATAGGGAATGCAACTGCAGCGAAGCCTTCGACATCACCTGCAGCCATAGACGAGGCTTCTCGAAGAAGTTCCTTCGCCTGGTTTTCGAGAAGCACTGCCATTCCCTGCTTTGCTTGTCCGGCGCTAAGGCCTTCAAGCAAACCAGTGGCTTCCCACTTGTTTAAGAGAGCTTGTCCTTCAGCTTGCATATCGCGAGACTGAACGCCCTCTGTTAGTCTTTGTAAAACAGACATAATAAAATCACCTCCTTTTCTTTAAGATTTTTGTGTCTTTATACCTGCTAACATCTGCATTCTATTGAATAAGGGGTTAGCATCCTTTTTTGGTTGCTCATTACGAGCCGCGACAAGTAGTGAAGATTTTCTAGATACCATTTCATTTAATGTTGTGTCCCGTTTCACGTCTGAAATAGTTCCAACAGTATCACTCATTGTATCAAAAACAATCTTTGCTTCTTGTACTGTTTCGGCTTTGGAAATGGCTTCGACAATTTTTCTTTTTTGTCGCTCATTCAAGGAGGCATTTTCTAGAGCCTGGTTAATATACAGCAACTTTGCGTTTGAAACATTCATCGTTTCCAACTTTTCTTGCAATGTATTAAAAGCTGTTTCATATTTATTGTTATTAGTCTGCAGCTTCTTAGCCGCAGACGTTAAAGTCTTGTTTTCTTTTTGTAAAGCAGCAACATTTTTGCGAAGTTCTTCGTTTTCTTCCTTTACTTTGCTGTCCTGCTCTCTTGCCAATAACATGGCTTCATATTCTTTCATAATAGATTCTGGGGTTCCTGCCCAGCCTGATTTTTGTGGCTCGCCTTCGACGCGGACTCTCTCAAGAAGCTCGTCTAAGTCGACTTCTTCTTCACTAATTCCCATTTCGTCCAATATTTCTTGGACCATGTCTTGAGATACATCGATTCCTGCGCTGGGGCCTGCTGTGTCATCTACTGATAAATCTGATAAGTCGATCTCATCGTCAGTTGGTTCTTCGTTTGCAAATTTGTCCTCAATATCAATCCCTATTTCATCATCGCTAAAGTCATCATCACCACCAAAGACGCCAATTTCATCTTCATCTTCGTAGTCTGCATCTAGGGAGTCTAATTTAATTGTTACAAGTTCGTCTTCATCTGCAGAGAAACCATCTGGCAGGGTACCCATTAAAGAGTCTGGATCTAAGGGCTCCTGTTCTTCCTCGCCGATTTCTGGTGCTGGGTCTAATGCTGGTTCCTCTGTTGTGCCGAGGCCTTCAGTGTCACCTTCAAGGCCGGCGAAAGGGTCGTCTCCGAAATCATCTAAGCCGCCCAGATCACCCATTTCGTCATCTAATTCTTGTTCATTCAATAGGCGCCCAACAGCGTTTTTTACTTCTTCGGAATACTTTTCGATTACAAGCTGCTCTGCGTTTTTTAGCGCGGCTTCTTTGAGCGCTTTGGCATCGATTATGGCCTTTTCTAGTAAGTTTGACATTCTTTTGACTCCTAACAATTTAAACAGTTATGCACAAACAAATATATTTGTCTCTAAATAAATAGTATTTTATTCTTTTAAAGGGAAGGAAAAAATTTTATGATGTAGAGAAGGTAGAACAAGCTGCATAAACCTGTATTGATGCGGCGGCGGCGTCGTCGTTGTCAGTAAGGGTAAATTTTATCTTATCTATACCGCCAATCTCAACAAGGTGATGGCCGGCCGTGGCGAGTGCCGCCAAAGACGTGCCTGCTGTAGATGAAAGTGGTATATCAGAATAAGCGTTTGGGTTTCCATCCGCGTCGTATGTTGCTGCAGCGTACATTTGACCAACAATAGCCAAACGGGCACCATTTGCGGGAGCCTGAACAACAACGTGAAGGAACCTCTGGTTTTCAGTTATGCAAGTGACTGTTGTAGTCGCGCCAATTTGGAGTGTCAGTGGGGCTCCGGCTGCATTGATACCTGCTCGATGCGGTGATAATATATTTTTAGGGGTCCTTGTCCTCCCCCAGCTATTATAACTTCTCTTTTCACCCGAGGATGGTACATTATTAAATCCTGCCATTTTAAAATCTCCTATTTAAGTTTATCAAATTTATCTTTATAGTCTTGTGTTGACTTTTGTGAAAGGCGGCGCTTTCTGGCTCTCTTTTCTTTCCGCTTGACAGATTTTTTCTTAAAAAACCGCCTTTCCTTCAATTCATCGAAGAGTCCAGACTTTTTACACTTTCTGGTAAACTTCTTTATCATTCTTTCTACTTGTGATTGATCCCTAATCACTATTTCTACATGCACTGGCGTTCGCTTTCCCATCTTTGTTCCTTTACTTCAACTTTTGCCATTTTTGGCCCGCAAGGCCAAACAAATTACTAATATCTACTCCTGCATCCCCAGGGGCTCTGCCTGCCATTGGCGAATGAGTGTTTGACTGGCCGGTATTTGGTAATGGTTCCGTTCCCTCAAACACTCCTTTCATCTTTTCTCCGCCTATCGCGCTTAACATCTTGTTTTTTGTTTCCAAGAGCTTCTTTTTTCTCTCTTTTTCGGCTGATCTCTTGTTTTCTCTTAAAAACTTCTCATCAGCTTTACTTGGCTGTGGTGATTCCAGTATTTGACCTTGTGCTTTCGTAATGCCGAAAGCAACTTCGGCTACTAAATTTGAAAGAACCCCTTCTTCAAACAAAATTTCTTTTACACATTCTTTTATAATGCTTTTTAATTCAGATTTCTTCATTTTTCACCAAACTTATACAAAAAATTGTTTAAAGATCTTTGAATTTTATCTTCTTTAGTAAAAATGTTTGATCTTTCTTTGGCTTCGGTCATCATAAATGCACCTGGCGTGGATGGATCCGAAACCATGTCAAAACATATTAACTGAAAGTCGTCCTCAACCATGGTTACTCCATTGTTCTCTGAAACCGAACCCATTCCTCTTGAGGATATTCCAAGTTTAACTCCGGCCATTACTAATTCTTTTAACACTCTACCTGATGGTGTGTTGAGTACTTCTATTTTTCCCATACACTTTTTTTCTTCCATCCATATCTTGGTTACCAGGTGAGAAGCATTAGCTAAATTTATAACACTTGTGTCTGGATGATCCAATTCCCCAAGGGCGCGTCGCTCGTCGACCATCTTCATATAATTTGAGACTTCTCTTTCTAAAATCTTATGAGGATATACACGGCCGTTGCCGTTTTGTGTTTCGGACATTTGCATGACTCCAGATAGTATAATGGCGCCTTCAGCTACGCGCCTTTTTTCATCTTCGGTTAAAAGGTCCTGACATATACCACCTTCACACAACTCATAATATTCTCTTAATAATTTCATTTCTTACCTCTATGAAGTGCGGGGGCCACCCGCACCGGTTGCTTGCCCGTACAACAACGACGTACTGGCTGTAGTTTCCATTTTTTTGTTTCTATAAATCCCATTTTACTCTCTCCTCTCATCACAGATAGTATGGTTTACATTAATCCCATCATCACCCATTAGCATACTTCCTAAAAAGGACGCTGCAGAAGCAGCACAACCTAATAATAAAGCAGTGATTAAAGAATCATCAAAATTAATTAGTTGAGTATAGTCGTTTATGGTCCATAAAAATAAGCCCACCCAAAAGCCGGCGCACATAGGACAGCTAAATAATTTACCAAACCATCCTTTTGTGGGGCGAATGGGTTCAAATATTTTTCCATAAACTAAAATTTGCGTAAGACCATAAGAGATCAGGCAAAACCAAATAAAATTCATTCGTCCTCGCTTTCATCTTCTCTAATGAGTGAATAATTATATTGAAAACCATAAGGGCGAATTCGCGAGTCCATGGACCCCTTCTTTGCGTCTTGTGGTACATCGCCCAACTCTGTAGAGTCTTCATCAGAGGGTTGCAGTAGAGCGTCAAGCCGGTCATCATCAAATTCCTTAGAAGATTTAAAGTAAGGCTTCTCCCCAGTTATATATTCATGCAAAACATACAGAAATACCTGACTTTGATCAATACCTGGTATTTTTGATTGTAGAACTTCTGCTTCTAGGGAACCAAAAACATTACCGCCCTTAATCGAAGAATGGCTCACGATTCCTTTTTTTGCCAAAAAAGAAAACATTCTATCTTGGGCTGCGTAAACTTGATCATTCATAGCCTCTTTTGGGAAAGAAATACATTTGCTCTGTTCCGGCATAAAAACTATATCTATATCTTCGTGATCTAAAATTAGAATATTGCCGTCTAAAGTTCTTCTTGCTTTTAATTTAATTTTTGGATCAAATTCAATCTTTGCTTTAATTGCCATTTTCTTCTATCTCATCTATTTCTTCTATCATCTGCTGAGCGCTCAGGATTATTTCAACTACTTCAGTATCTATGTGCTTATCTTTTATATCTTCTAAGATATTATACACTTTTTCAAATCTTTCTTTAAGAGAATTATCATTCGCAATGCTAGTAGATTTCTTATATTGATTAATTTTTGATTTTAATTCTCCAACTTCTTCATTTAAATAAATTTTTAACTCCAAACCATTATCGGCAAAAGATGATATATATTTACTTAACAAAATCTTTTGATTTTCTGATAGTAAATTTGAATATTCTTCATTAAATTTATTGACAAAAGTCTTATAAGTCAAAGTATCAATTGGCTGCTGGATCGTTTTACTTTGCATTTCAATTGAAGATGACATTTCGTTTACAATACTTTGTTCTAACAATACCCTGTCCTTTACTGGTAGGGCACTTTGAAAAATTGAGTACACAGACGCAATAGTTTTGTAATTTGGTACGAAATTACCATATACCTTTGTGGACAAGGTTCTATTGATCTTGCTGATCATGGCGCTCTGTTCTTGGAACAACCTCTTCTTGTCCAGGGAATCATACCTCTGTTTTACTTGAAAAACTATTTTTTCTGCTGTCGATTTTTCTATATCCTTAGTTTCATATATAGATTTATAGAGTTCTAGTTCTTCTTTCAAAAGTGATGAACCTTCGAAACAATCCTTAATAATAGAAACAATCTTATTTTGTTTGTTTCTGTTATTTTTCACGACAGATTCAGTAAGTTCTCTAACCAGCGCCTCATAAACAAACGCGGTATTTCTTTTTTTATTGTGTCTCAGTCTCATTCTTTTGTTTCCTCGCTTTTAAGCTCTCGAATAAAGCATCTAGTTCTTTTTGGTTTTTTAAGATCTTGTGCTCCTCTGCTTTATAATTAGTTTCTTTCTCTTCATAAATACTGGTACCTTTTGCAATCCCACTCAACTCACTATATCCAGGAAACATTTTTCTTGTGGTACCGGTCTCTGGAGTTGCTGCTCTATTAAGGTTCTTCTTTCTTGGTCCGGATGTTTTTCTCCTATCGCCTCCTGGTGTCAAGGTTCTAGGTTCATACCATCCATGAGACTTATCAGTTGTTGTTCTGCCTTTACTGTCCTCTCTTTTACCAGGAGGTGCAGCCAAGAGATCTCCCTCTTCGGGACCTGGTGAGTCTGCTGCCGTGTCTCCGGCATCAAGATCTGGCCCTGCTCCCAATTCAGGCTCAGGGCCTACAACACCCGCGCCGCCGGGTTCGCCTAGGTCAAGGGCCCCGCCTGGGCCTGGGTCGGGGCCTGCGTTGAGGCCCGCGGTGAGAGCAGCCTGTTCCGCCTCGCCTGCAGTCTCAAGTGCTGCTTCATATTTTTTATCATAAAACATCTCTCTTCTGTTTCTAATAAATTCTTCATCTGACATTCCGAATAACTTCTTAGCCAACCACTGTTTTGAAAAGAAGCCCTCTGTGGCGGCGCCAACAATATCAAATTTAGTCTTCCAATATTCAAGCTCTTGCATTTCAGAGATTTTTGAGGGGTTATTCAAATGGCACCTGAAAGAAACAAGATCCTCGTCTCTATAGCCCAAAGTATAGAGATGAATCACGCCAATTTTTTCTATCTCAGAAATGAGAGACTTTTGCAACCTTTGTACTGTTCGTGCAAATCTTATATCCTTCTGTGCTAGGGTTGTCTTATCCTCTTCTGTTTTTTCCCCATCTGATGAAATATAGGCTGACGGTATCTTTAATGCAGAAAACAATTTGTCTCTTAAATATTTTACGTCTTCGATGTCTCCGGTAAATTTGCCTCCGGGGACGCTTTCAATTCTTGTAGAAGATTGTCCTCTAACGGGTACAAAATAATCTTCTTCGATCGAAAGTGGATTATAACGGAGATCAACGCGTCCGGTTTCAGCATCAACTACTTGGTTCCTTTTCATTGTGGTCATGACCTTTTGCATATACTGTTCTACATCTTGTGGGGGAATATTCCCCACGTCAATATAGAAGGCGCGGCGCTCGGGTGATCTAACAATTCTATAAGCCATCATCGCGTCTTCGAGTAAAGTGAGTTGTCTCCATATTCTCCTTGATGGTTCTAAAACGGAAGTTCCATAAGGGTTGTATTTATCCTGTCCCAATACTCTAAAATGTGCTATTTGCCAATTTTCAAATGTTAAGCCAGCAGAATTCCATTGGAATTGTACATAATTTGGATTTGTTTTGTCTTCCCCTTCTAATCTTTCAACTTCTCTTGTTGGAAGGCCAATAACTGAAGTTACGCCTAAATCGTTATCGATGTCAAGATACAAGAAGTAGTCTCCATATTTACACATTGTTCTACACCAGGAGAATAAATTATGCTCAATGTTCAAAACATCGCTATAAAGTGACTGCAATATGGCCCTGATCTCTTCGTTATCACATTCAACTGTCATCATATGTGATAAGGCTGAATAGGTTGTCATTTCATCTGCATAGATGTCTAAAGCTGATGCTATCTCCGGCGTGTATTCCATTTGATCAAAATCCACATATCTTTCAGTTCTCTGCTGAGAGGTCATATATCCTGCTTGTAGATTGTCATAAGGATTATAGGCGGTTTTCATAAAATCTCTGCCAGAGGCAGAAGTGAACTTTGAGGCAAACTTATCTAAGTCTATCCTTCTTAATCTGTGACTGTTCTGTGTTCTATATTGTGTTAGGGGACCGGAAAGTAATTTTGTTAATCTCCGGAACAGTGTGCTTTGTGGATTTCTAGTGTTGTTGTTTGTTTTCTTTACCATTTTTTATCCTTTAAATAACCACGGGAAATCTTGATATGCTTTGTTTTGCTTATTCACAGAATCCTGTATGGTTAATTTTCTATTTCCTATCATGCCTTTTATCCTAGTATCTAATTGGTTTGAATTTTTTGTTATAGATCCAATAAATGCTTTTGCGTAATCAATATCTCTTTGATTTGAAGTCAATGCTGTGTCGCGGACCCAACACCCTATTGCGGCCGCTATAATTAAATCATCGTTATAAGATCTCATAGCTTCTGGTTTTCCATTGTTCCATATAAAAGTTCTCATTTCTGATAGCAAACGAGATGAATATACTTTAATTAGGTTATTTCTGATGAATTCTTCTAGTTTAGCTACAATTAAAGGACGAGTTTTCGAGGTCATAGAGAAGCCCACAACAGCGTTTGACATTTGATCAGCCTGGTATTCTTCCACAAATTCGTGAGTTGACTTTACAGAGTGGTACAAATTAGGGTATTGCCTTTCTTTTAATTTGTCAAGTACGGCGAACCCTACAGAATTGTTTTCAACCACTAAAAGTGCTGATCCGTATTCCTGTCCCATATCATATAAAACCCTGGAAAATACATCAGGTGTACATTTCCCTTGATATTCGGCTACTATTTCCATAGTCTCCAGCTTAAATACATGACAAACAGAATAATCTTTGCCGTCGCCCCTTGCTACATCTGCAGCCAGCAAGTAAGTATTTCCCTCTTGCTTGTTTTCCCATATCCATAGATTTCTATCAAAACCAGTTCTATATTTGGGATCTTTTGTCATTTCACTATACTTCGATATGTCTTCAGGGGCAAAAACTGTTTCGCCCGACATATTGAAATTACACTCTAATTCTTGTGCTATTTCTCTCCTTGACATATTTCTGGTCTCTTTTTCAAACCACTGATCATCCCTGTCTGGGTGTGCCTGCCATGGTAATTTAGTGTAGTAAAAATCGTTTGTTTTATTCTCTGCCTCAACATATATCTTGTGAAACCAGTTTCCTACGCCATTTGGAGTCGATAGTGCTATGCAGCGGCCGCCAGTAGAGAGTGTAGGGTAAAGGCCCATCCACAACTCATCTAAACCTTCGACATGAGCAGCCTCATCGATAACCAACAAAGACAAAGCTTCCGATCGGCCAGCGTCACCAGAGGTAGAAGATGCTTTGATCTGAGATCCATTAGATAATTGGAATGAAGTCCGGTTGTCGATATCAACGTTTGAAATTCTTAACCAAGGTGGCAGGTTTTTGATTATTGCTTTTACTTTTTTTACTAAATTTGCTGCAGTGTTAAATTTAGTAGCTATAACCAAAACGTTCTTTTCCCTGTGAAACATCATCATCCAAGCTACATAGGCTGCTGTGATAGTGGATATCCCTAACTGGCGCGCTTTTAATATAACGTTAAACCTATGATCTTCGAAGTCTTCTAATAATTTTTCTTGAAAGTCATATAAATGAAAAGGTATTAAGCCTTTTTGAGGGTGTGTTATTTTTGCGTATGTGTGAATGAAATAGTCGGGCTTTTTGCCACAACGGACAATCTCTTTCATTATTTCTCTTTTTGTGAGTTTTATTGCCACCGAAGTTCCTATTTGAGACCACCAAGTTTAAGCATTTTATCATAAGCTGGGTCTGTGGGTCTTTCTTCTACCTCACTTGAAACATCTTCCGAGGTGCCGCCAATTTTGTAGCACTTGTGCACCTTGACGCTGCAGCGGATTCGAGATATATATTCAACCAAAACATCTACTTCGCTCGGTTCAGATAAGGTAAGCGCGGACTTTTTAACTTTCTTGTATTCTTTTTGAATAAAGGATTTTACCTTTTCCACCATTGACTCCATTTCACCCTCAAAATCATTAGAGTGAACCTCTTTAAGAGGTATCTCTGCGTGGTATTTAATGTGAAGCCGGTCGCCAGCTATGGAGGCACCAAACCCGTCCATAACCCTCTGATCAAGGAGAGGGTTACCTTCCTCTCTTCGAAGTCCTATTTTTATTGGCTCCCCGTTCTCGTCGTGGGCGCCGTCATAGGTGTTGGATAGTACCTGTGAAATACAGTCTATAATTTCTAAAGTTGTTGCCATTGTGTATATTCCTCTTGCAATAAATAGTTTGCTATTAATAAATAGTTAGTCATTTGGCCTCCAGCCAGATTTCCACCTTTCTTCCCTGTCTTCGATATACTGAATATAACAATTGAAGCAGCATTGGTATTTTATCATGTATAGATCATCGTACTGGGAAAATGAATAGGATGAACAAATGGGACAAATTCTGGGGATTTTTTGTTTCTGGCTTTTGTCCTTTATTGTAAATCCTTCTTTTTCTTCTATTTTTTCATTTTTGTTGCTTTTAGTGTAAAAATCTTTGAGATCTTGTAGATATTTTTCTTCTTTATCCTTCGTCCAGGATCCTTTTGGGTTTTGTATTGCCTCTGAGCCATACTTGTCTTTTATGGCTTTTTCAATTTTTGCTATCTTATTTAAATCTTTTTCTTTCATAGTATCACTTTGCCGCGAATATTATAGCTAAAGTGGTTAATACACCTGCGGCTACGCCTCCGGCTGCCCACCAAAGCGAGTTATCGTTTGGTGTCTGCATTGTGACACCTGTGAGTTCACTGATTTGATTGTTTTTTATTTGCAATATTTGTTCGTGTTCTTTGTTCAAGCTATCAATTTGAATCTGAAGCTGGTCGATCTCAAAAGTATAGCTTGCTCTAATTCTTGCTATATCGTGCTGGCATCTTAGCTGGCACTTTTCTTTCTCTCTTTCAGCGGAAGAAATCAGTAAAGAGTTAGCTGTACTGTTATAACACCATATGGGATCACCGTCAGGACTAAGATTTAGTTTATTAATAATTTCTTCGTCAGTAACATATATCGCTGACGCCGGTGGAGAAAACTCTTTATCTAGTTCCAAATCAGCTAATGCGGAAAATGGGTAACACAATATTAATATAATTGCAACTAGTCTAGTTTTTAAATTTAATTCCAAAGTCATTTTCAATCTTTCTTATAATCTCTTCAGGGTTACCTTTAGATTTTATCACAATTTTTCTGACATCTTCAATTTGTTTTTCAGAAAGTTGCTTGTTTTCCTCTTTGAATCTTTCCTCTAACCTTAGAATAGTCTCTTTAAATTGTTTTTGCAAATTCCTAAGGTTAATTATTTCTTCATTGTGAATTCGATTTATGGTTTCTATTTCTTCCCTGTGTGCTCTCTTATTAATTTCAATAGTCTTTCTTAAAGCTTCTGTATTTTTTTTTGAAAAAATATAAATGAATAAAGACCAGCATATCAATAGTGGTATTTTCCAATTATGTTTTAGCCACACCCAGGATTTTTCTAAACCCGTTTTAAAAATTAGCCACGTCATCATTACTTGGTCCATGTTTCCATTTAACAGCCATGTCAACTAGTGCTTGAGTACCTATATATGCTAGTGTTATAGCGGTCCAATTATCACTAGTGACTGTGCCATATGCGCAAAGGCCTGTTGCTGTTAGCCATGCTAAAAATTTTCTTGATATAAATTTTTCTGTATGTTTGTCTGCGAATGCTTTCAATTCTGCCATCATAAATCCCCCTATATGTTTACATGTGCATAACCATCTCTTTTCTCAATGTTTATTTGCATATCCACACAATCTTTTAGATTATCTAGATGTGAAATAAGAAGAAAAGTTTTAAAATAGCCTTTGACCATATCTAAGATACGTACAAAGCCTTCCATGTTCTCTTCATCAAGAGCAGTTCCCGGCTCGTCAAGTATAAATAGGTCAGACTTTGGTAAACTGGACACAGTTAAAAAAGCCAAACGTATGGCCATGCTTGCAATAGTCTTCTCAGCGCCGGATCCCATCTCGAGCGGACGTGGGTCGTGGCTAGGATGCTTAATAAAAATATCTAACTTGTCTTCGTTGTTAGAAATGAACACTTCAAACTCCACAATATTAGTCAATATCTTAGATATCTCCTGGTTAATGTAAGGCAGTCTTTCTTTAATAATTTCATATGAAACACCATTAGGATGACAACAGACCATAAAAAGATGATAAGCTGCAAAGCTTTGTTCTAGTTCTCTAAACTCTTGCTGTTGGTCTTGTGTATGTGATAACTTTTGTTCGGAAGATCCATGTTTTTTGTGTAGTTGCATAATCTTTTGTTCACACAAATTGATCTCCTGTTCTTTATTTTCAGATTGCTTTTCTAACTTTTCCTTGTCTGATATTAATTGCTTTAAATTCTCAATGGCTTCCTTGTTTTCTTCATATTCTGTGGCTTTATTTTTAAGATCATCGAGTGCAACCTGCTCTTTAAATAAAAGACTGTCAGCCCGTTCAATAATTAGATTACTAGTCGTTATTGAATTTGCGAGACAATCTCTTTTCTCAACCAAAGCACTATGTTTCTCTATATATTTATCTACTTTTGTCATCTCATCGTGAGAGATTTCGGCGCCTATAATATTAATCTTCCGGGTTGTTATAGACATTTCTGATGCTTTTTGTTTAACCGCTTCTCCAATAAGCGGATGACAACTGGCACATACTTTGTCCTGTTCTGTTACTAATAGTCTTTTTTGCTCAGACAAGTTCTTCAAAAGTAAAATCAAATTATTTAATTCGTCGCTAACTTTTGTAAAAGACTCTTTCTTTTTCTTATAATTTTCAATTTCAAAGTCCTTCAAAAAGTCTTCAATCTTTTCATACTTAAGCTTATTATCATCAATATTTTTTTGCGCATTCGTTTTCTTAGCGTTTATTTGCAAAATGGCTTTCTCCTTTTCCGTTATCTTCTTGGCAGTAATAACAGGATCAATAATTTCTGCTGGAACTGAGGATATTTTATTTTGTAGGAGGCCGGCCTCTTGCATTAATTCTAGCATTTCTTCTTTTAGAGATATACAGATTGCTTTATTTTTCTCGATAGCAAGTTCACTTTTAATAATTTCTGTCTTAATATTTTTAATATTTGCATCAAAGTCAATACCCTCTAAACGCCTTAGAGCTACTTTTATTTCAGCAGATGCCTCTTTGGCCATCTTAAATTTCTTATCAAAAATTTCTAAATCCAAAAACTTTGCAAGAAACTCTTTCCTTTTAGTTGAGCCTTCGTTGATAAACGAAAGGGAATCTAATTGAGAAGCCATTGAGGTTGCTAGGAAGTCTGGTAGTGTGCCAAAATACTTTCTTACATTCTTATCAGTGTCTTGTCTGGAAGTACCGTTGAGGCCTGTATGGTTTCCAATAGCGTCTTGTGAATAAAACTCCAAGTCAGTTGTTGCCTCTTGAGTTTCAACTCCTTTTGAGCGTTTTGTATATTTGTTGGACTTGCGCTCAATAATATAATCTGTTCCATCTACTTTGATTGTTGCTGTTGCGACGCATTCATCTTTATTTTGATTGATAATATTTAGATTCTTACGAATAGATTTGGAAGTAGAGTTGTACATAGAATAAAGTAACGTATCAACAATAGAAGACTTGCCAGAGTAATTTTTACCAAATATACCAACAATACCTTCTAGTTTTGTAAAGTCGATGATATTACCTTCGCTATAGTTAAATAGATTGTCCCACTCCAAACTCTGAAGTGACCAATTAACATTTCGCATGACATCTTCATTTTCTTCTATCTGCTTATTAAACTGTTTATTTAGTTCATATACTTTTTCCAAAACTTCTTGCGTTGCTTCATATTCTTTTAGATACTCAGCCATTAGAGACTCTTGAGTATTCAAATCTCGCAGGTCTTGTTTTTCCAACCCTTCGGGGGCGGCAACCTTGATTTGTTTACCGGCTGCCCTATTGAGGTAAGTTACTGATTCTGGATTGTATTTATATTTCGCAATGTCTACAGCCTTGCGAACCTTATCTAAAGATACGTTATTCTCAGAAACTATTCTAAGTCTCGCTCCTTCCGGTGGTTTCTGTCTTGGCAGGTTGCCCTTTTCTGTCAGAGAAAGAGTAACGAAAGGTCTTGGGTTATTGAAGGTAATGAGTCTATTGGTAAAATCATCTTTACTTTCAATGTCCCAAAGTAAATAACCTTTGTCCAGTGACTCACCAAAATTTTGTTGTACTGTGGATCCAGCATACCAGATGCGACCTTCCTTATCTAGCTTCTGTGTTTTGTGGATATCTCCAAGAAAGGCAAAGTCAAACTCTTCAAAGATTTCGATACTGTGGTCGCCGCCTAGTGTCCAGTTACTGTCTGTTTTGGATTTATCAATAGCACCGTGATATAATGCTATGTTAACTAGGTTGTAGTCTGTTGGTTCAGTCCAGTTTTCCTCATCAAATACAGATAAAACATTTAGACAAAACTTATCATTGATTTTAGTCTCTCCGGCGTTTTTTAACAGGATGAGATTTGGGTCATTGATAGCCTTTGCGATTGGTGAAAGAGCGTCTTGTCTGGAGCCATTTCGAAGGTTACCGTCGTGATTGCCTAAAATCACATAGGTTGGCGCGATTGCCGCAAGGTTCTGGAAGAAATCTCTACACATATCTACAAACTCTGGTGAGATTTGTGTCTTAGTATGGGCAATATCTCCGCAATGGATAATGCAGTCCACTTTCTCTTCTTTTAGCGATTTGTAAAGTTGTTGAAATATTTCTTTGTATTCAAAATGATATTTTAGGTTTCGGATATGGGTATCCGCGATATGAGCAAATCTCATTTATTCTCCATGAATAATTGTTATGTTCTAAGTATAACAGGGATTGGTGTGGGTGTCAACTAAATTCTTTTGAGACCAAGCTCTTCTAGCTGATTTGGTGTAAGTTTCTCAAGAATGATAGCGAATGCTTTCTTTTCTGATTCGGTGATCATATTGAGGTCACCTGTTTCTGCTAAGTGATTCATCTCTTCTGCGATGATTTCTTTTAGTCTTCTTTTTGTAAGTTCCATTATTGTGCTCCTTGTTGGTCTTCTGCGTGTTGAACTAGTGCTTTTACTGCCGTGTACAGATCAATTATCCTGTGCTGATCTGTATAATTTTGCCCAGCTTTGCTCGATTCCATTTTTTGGATCATTTTCCGTGCTACAGGCAAACCTCGACCTTGAATAACTTCATTTATCTCTTCTTTTATTATCTTAATGAGTTCTGATTTTTTCATTGTTGTTCCTCTAGAAGTCAAGTTTATAATGTAAATAGTCTAAATCGGACACAATATCCGCATTTTGTTTTCGCTGTTCTACCACTTTTTGTGGCATCTCTCCGATGTCTGAATAACCGCTGACATCAATAGACATAACTTTAATACCATATTCTCTTAGTTTCTTTGCTATCCCAAACTCTTTTTCTTTAACATCTTCGTCCAAAGCCAGATATACATCTGGTTTTCTTTCGCATATCTTTTGGAACAGTCTTGAACCCTCTCTCAAGGTTGAGCCAAGTAAGGGTACAGCGTTCTTGCATTTCATTGCGTCAAATACACCCTCAGTTAAAACAACATTGTTGTCCCAATCAATATTTAAATCGTTAAAAATAATATCTTTGCTAATTTTTGGATTCTTATATTTCATCCAGTTTCCCGTATATGATCTTGCTACAAAAAAATTAACATTACCGTCTTTGTCGAAGCCCGGAACAATAACTCTGTCTTGATATTCGCCGTAGTTACAAAAGCCGATCTTCCATATCAATATATCTTTGTCTGAAAAGCCTCGAGAGTAAAGATAATTTAGGGCCCGTTTCTTAATCTTGGTCTTTCTACCAGTCAGAGTTTGAAAATTATCTGGTAGATCTACAATTTGAGATTGTTCTACTAAGCGCTCTTGGAAGATCTCTTCATATTTTGCAAGATTTACTTCACCCGCAAGGTTGCGCCAGTCGGCGTAATAGACTGGTGAATGCCTTCGAATGAGTGAAGATATCTTTGTACCGGAGTAGTCGCAAATCCAACACTTGAACACATTTTTTTCTATGTTGACCGATAATTTTAGTTTATGGTGATTACACTTTGGGCAACGAAATTGATGTTCATTGTCGTTAGTCCAGCAACGACCAAGGGCTCTCTTAAGTAATTTCAGCTTCTCTGACAAGCTTATCTCCTGCTAATGCGATTATAATACTATCACACATGTCTAGTGTACCAGGTTTTGGGTTTCCGTGTTTTGTATATTGTACCGCAATATGTGAGTACTTGTCAAGAATAAATTCAAGAACCTTCTCTTTTGAATTTTCACCCCTTTTAATTTTAAGTCCAGCTAACTTACGGGCGGAGGATGCGGCGAGCATTTGAGGGTGATTTCCGAAAATATCATAACAGAACCACGATATAATCCCATTAAACCTAGATAAAGTTGACAATGTTTGTGCTGATGAGAAGCCTGATCGGAACGTATGTAGAGATTGTTCTATGAACACTTTACTAATATTATGCTTCCTTTTTAAGAGCATTAATTTAATTCTTATATGGTGAGCTTTCTCATATAAAGATGGAAACTTATTTTTATTTCTAGTATCCCAATAAGTACTTTCCACAATCTTATTATTTTTAATTATTGTGGCTCCTGTAATGGAAGTTGATATATCTAATCCTAATATCACTATTTTTGCCTTTCATCCAAAAAAGAAAAAATTTTACTTAATATCTTTTCTTTCTCCTGTTCGTCTTCTGTGGCGAACCACTTCCAGACTAGTTTAGATTCTATATCATTAAGCTGTTTTTTTATATCACTTATTTCTTTTTCAGTTTTTTTAATTTCAATTTTAGAAATATTTGGCAGTTCGATTTCTAAATTTATAGCTATATCAGAAAGAATAATTATGTCGTTTTCTAATAGTGCTTTCTGGGCCATTAAGAACATATCTATCTTAATCTGTTTCTCGTTTTTTGATAACTCTGATCCTAACTTATCAGGGTGGATTTTTAATGCTATTTTTCGAAATAATTTCTTAACTAAAGTATCTGGTTTGTTATTTTTTAATTTTTGTTCTAAGGGGCTTTGGGGCGATGCAGTCTTCTGTTGTATATCTTTATTTGTAGGTTCTTCTATTTTTTGTTCTTCTGAAAGAATATTTCTCTCTTTCCTGTAAATTTCTTCTATTTTTGATGATGCAAGATGTATTATTTCTTTAGAGATTTGCAACTCTTCTCGAAGTGACTTTAACTTGTTAGCTAAAAAGATAATTTTTTTTTGCAAAAAGTTGTTTTTCATTATTCAAAGATCTATGCTCATTTTAATCATAAAATCTTTTTTTTCAACTTTTTTTATAGGATTTGCCAAAGAAACAACTGCTATCAAATTTTTGTTTTTATCATATATTCCTACTTTGGAAATATAGGTTTCTCCATCATATTCTTCTTCATACTCTTTATACAGTGATTTGTTTATTTTTTTTATATTCCTCCTTCTTTCTACATAATGAGAACCAGAAAAGGAATAATTTGATGATGATAGATATTCTAAATAAGTTGGGTTCAAAGAATAGTTCTCTTCGCTTTTTTCTGCGTATGCATACATTGTAAGAGAAGGTATTTTATTTACACCATTTGCGGTGATTGTATATGATGAAGAAGCAATATTTTTGTGAGCAATGGCTGTACCCACCTGCCTCACTCCTGTCCCAAAATTATTCCAACTTGGAGAAGATAAGGAAGAATTAGAATAAAAATAATCAGTATAACTAGAATGCAAAGAAGAGCTAGAATGCAACATTATTATTCCCTGATTGTACAAAATAGTTCCCACTGTCTGGCCAGAAGTAGAACCAGAAGTCTGTATTAATCTACCATCCTTTTTTATATCAGCAGCCTCTGCTAGCAGCGCGCCTGTCAAGTGATATTTTAAATTAATAGTACCTCTCTCTAATTTAGAACCATATACAATACCGGGAATACAAATTAAGTTCAGTTCAGATTGTTTAATTTGATCGTAATTATTGTGATAGTTAAAAGGTACCTGGGTTTTCAAGGGATTATTAAGAGCCACTATATATTTTTTATTGGAATGGGGTAAGCCCAATGAGGAACTAAAAATGGGCCCGCTTGGTATATATATTCTAGACAAAGAAGAAGTTACAGGATAGGACTGGGTCATCGTTGAGCCATATGCAAACATTGATAGGTCGTCGAACTGACTTGTACTAACGGTTCGATAAGCGTGACGCGTACTGGTCTTTTCTATAAAACCATGAACCATTGAGCCTGATGGTCGATTTATATTTAATTCATGAAGGCTAACTTCTCCCTGAGATATATGCTTAATAGTATTAGAAAAATCACCTTGTAAATTTTTTTCTTCTTGATAATATACTGAACCGCTGTGAACTATATAATTAATCTCTGGTTTCGTCAAGACAGTATTATAAACTAGGTCTTTCTTTTCGAAACTTTTAAAAGACATTTTAAAAGTCCAAGCGAACGCGGAGGGTCAATTCATTAGTTGGATCTTTTCTGAGGGGTTCTGACAACTTAGCAACGGCTAATAACTCATTATCTGCTGAATATAGCCCAACTGTTGTGACATAGGATCTTGGGAGATTAAGAATCTCATTTGTGCCCGGATTAGTTTTAACCCTAATTTTACTTCCTGTTAAGTATGTTGGGTTGGAACTATAATTAAATTCTGCGTTGTTTGCTCTACAAAAATAAATTGTAGAATTCAATTCAGTTGTGTTGTTAAAAGATATATTTTGGACCCTTCTCCTTATTCCATCTGCAAAGTTATCAATAGTTGCTTTCTTTAAAACATCGGAAGCAGAAGATGTAGCATTATTCATTATTTGTGCTGCACTTGGAAAAACTGATGGGTTCAATACTGCGACTCCGGCTTGATAGTAGATCAAACCAACACTTCCAGCGTCAACGCCGCCTATAAATGCTCCATCTGCATCATTGGCTCCGCCATTGATACTCATACCTGAGAGTCCATTAGCGATCGCGGTGTTACCGGCGGCACCGGAGTGTTTCTGGGTGATTGTCATCTCGTATGGGCCCGAGGATCCTCCGGGTCGAGTCACAGCGCTGACTGTTACCAAGTCTTTAATAGTGGCATTTGCTTCTATTCTAGCCTTCAAGTTCGACAGGCCTGCGTCAGTGCCTCCGCGGGCGAAAGTATTACCAGTATTGGAGGAGTTGTGAGTAGTGAAGACCTCGGCTGCTTGCAGCGTCCCATCTGCTTTGAGTACAATGAAAGAAATTGTCTGGCCGGCGCCTGAGTCATTTTGAGAAGATAATGTTGCCGACGCGGCCTGAGCGGTGGCTTTTAAAATGCCATATTCGCCGGCAGGGGAGTTAATTTTATATGAATTAACTGCGTCTGAGTCTGAAATAGTAGAGATTGAATTGAAAGGAGATGCATAAGTTGTGTTCGTTCCAACTTTCATAGAAAAGCTACCCTTTTTAATCTCATCTTTTACAAGCAGTCTTGAAAAATTTAAAAATATAACATCATCATGTTTAGTGCCGCCTGTACCAGAAAAGTCTCCATCAGCGTCAAATCTTCTAATTTTAGAATCAGTATCAAAACCGACTAAAACTTGCGCCATTTGATTATATATATTTACTTTTTTTGATACTTGAGAATTTGCTGAGCTAGAAACAGATGCTGCATTTGTACTGAATCCTGCTGAAATATCAAAAATATGGTTTGCGGAAGAGCTTTGGTATGGGTAATCATATACTGACTGGAACATTCCATGAGAAAAACTTTTTATATTGATCTCTCTGCCGGATGATGCTGCTGCATATGTTCCTGCTAGTAACGTTCCTGTAATTGGTATGCTTTCATGCAAAAGCGTTCTTGATGTTGTTTTGTCTCTTTGTGTTAGTGGTTTAAACGAAACTGCCATTTTTTTCTCCTAAAATTAACTATTATTACGTTGAAAAGGTTTTGCCCTTTATTATTCTTATTGGTATATCTACAGAATTTCCGGTTGTAGCACCAGTGACTGTGATATTCGTGTCTATGTATTTATAAGTTGCCAGTTTGGCGCCGCGGAAGCTTAAATTGACCCCAGATGATCCGAATTCATCAAAAAGACTATCTCCCTGGTGTATCAAATCTGAAACCCTTGGCGTAACTCTTAGTATACTGCCGAGAGGACCGTCAAACATCTCCCGTGATTTGAATTTCTTTATTGCATCAGGCTCAGCGCCTGATGTTATTTTATGACGCATTCTACCTTTTATGTTTTCTCTTGTTCCGACAATGGCGGATGACTGTTGTGAATCTACAATATAATATGTAGCTATTGAATCGTCATCGATAAATTGCTCTGTCATGGTAATTACGGAATCCGTAGCGTTTTTGCCTCCAATAAATCCCTGTAGTCTCAACAATCTATGATCCATTTTCACTATGTAGGATGTTTCCAGAAGGGATCCATCTATGTCTTGAGTTATAGACATTCCATTTTCGCTCGAATCGATTCCCTGGTCGACGCATATATGTGTGGTTTCCGAAGAGAACTCTCCCGGTAGGCCGTGGAGAAAGCCTGTTGCCGCGGTTGTTGTTGCATTATTGTCCACTTCAAAGGTCTTTGAGTCTGCAAGCAGATAATATCCACCAGTAGCCGCAATTGGCTTACAATCATCATAAGTATTATTGATCTTCAATATTGGCATAAACAAAACATTGTCCGCGGACAATGTTAGCAATCTAGATTTCATAATCGACTGGTCGCTGGTAAAAGCCTCTAATACTGGGGATTGTAAAATTTCCAGGTCATAAAAGGCACTGCCTCTTGCATCAGATGAATTCCACAGTTCGTAGTTTATCTCTTCATCACCTAACGCGAATTTTGCAATATTAAATTTACCCGATGCAAGTCTCTTTCTGCCTAAATCTGTTAAGACAGCGTCCAGAATAATATCGCCCGAGTTGTCTAAAAATGCCATTATAATACTCCTTTTAAATACAAAATCATTAGTAATTAGTATTTTATATGTAATAATTCTTTTTTATTTGCGTCTCATTTCCTATATTTTTTAATATTCCCCAGGATGTCCAGGACCGAATGGTGGCTTCTTACGTTTGCCCGCGCGTCCAGAGGGAGTTTGTTGTTTTTCGCCTTGTCCAGTTCCACCAACGCCGGAATATATTTTACTTGGAATTCTACCCTGGCCAGAGCCACCAGGGCCGGCGCCGAAGGGCATTTGTCGGTTTCCTTGACCAGAGCCACCAGGGCCTGCGCCGAAGGGCATTTGTCGGCTTCCTTGACCAGAGCCACCAGGGCCTGCGCCGAAGGGCATTTGTCGGCTTCCTTGACCAGAGCCACCAGGGCCTGCGCCTGGTGGTGAACCACCCTGATCTTGGGGAATTTCCCCCATTGCTACGCCGAGCCAATATAAGTTACCTAACAGAATATTCGTGTTGTCGCCAAATACGCCCTGCCTGAATAATGATAGCTGTCTCATAATATTTTCTTTCTCTATTTTTTTATTAACACACGAGTTTACAAACTCCGTTACTATTAAATCATCCCACAGACTACGTGTAAGATCGCGATAGCCCGCAAATAAGCCAGGATTATTTCTAAGATTAATATGAGAATAGGAGGTTCTGATATCCATTGATTCACCTGTTTCTGTTGACGTTACCCTAAATACAAAATCCCTATTCCAAACTGAATCTTCTTGATTAGCCGAGCCCAAAGAAACCCCATCGGTACCCCTAGAGGTTTCAGTCAGACCCTCTGGGTCGTCTTCGTTTGGATACTCTGAAGATGCACTTAAGTCTATGTAAGTTTGAATATCTGCCAAGTCCACTTCTAAATATCTATCAAATTCTAGACTATCTTCTTCAATATTAGGAAAGTTATATATGTCTAACTCCCAATAACCATCTGTGTCTATCATAACCTTCACAACTTTTGATGGATTTGATATACCTGCATAATCTCGAGTACGGAATGTCAAATAATATGTTTTATTTTTTCTAAAATACACTGAGAAGTAGGGATACCGCGCAGTTGTCTCCTCGAATCTGCCTTGTGAAAAGTCTTCATAATCCTGTGGAGGTTCAGATAAAACCAACATCTGATAGTGAGTTGGGTTTGAATCTGAACCATATTGTATATCAGTTTCACCTTCTTCGATATTTTGCACTCTCGTCATTCTTTCAATTATCTGCCTATCGCCCTCTATAATGGAAATTGGTGTCTCGGTGTATCTGCCGTGATTTTGATCAAAAACTATTAAAGACTGCACAAGGTCAATTCCGACATCTCCTCTATAAAATTTTACCTCTGGTGATAATGGAGGGAGATCTGCGACCAAAACATCTTGCGAGAAATAAGGTGCTTCGATAATTGAAAAATATGTATTTGTTACGACGGGAATTTTAAGTGAAAAACTCGGGCCATGGACCACATTGTTACCTTCGTCATCGATTGAGCCCACTGGGTTGCGGACTGTTCCAAGCTTATAGCCCAAATCTCTAGTATACTTATATTTTGACCCTACAACAAAATTTATAGTATATATATTATAAGTGTATTCTTGACCATATAATATTTGAGTATCTAAAAACTCAAACTGTGACATACCCGGATCATTAAAGAAATAAAATTGTTGTATTACCTCATTAGTTGCTTTGTTAATTTTCTCTATACGATAAGCCATTACTTCTGAATATGAAAGATTTCCTTTCAAAATCCTATCAAATGTCCTAGTTTTATCTGCTATGAAAGTTAACAATTGTTCTCCAAAATCAGCGAGGTTGGAAACCATATTAGCTTTCCAAACACCGCGGGAATCTGGGTTTAAAAAAGTGGCTGTACCGGGGTCCGTTGAAAAACCTAATGGATAATCATCCGGGTCCATAGCTTCTGCCAAGGATCTAGAATTAAGTGTACCCTCAGTCGAAGTTAAATAAGCTTCAATAAGATTTAATATATCTTCCTGTGCGCGGGGTTTGTAATATTTTGATACTTTCTCTCCAGTATTTATATTGGGATAAATAGGAAAATCCACTTTTGTTTCTAGGATTTGTGCGTAAACCTTTTCCGTTGATATGCTCTCTGGATCCAAAATTCCTATCATCAGAGAGTCTAAATCATGATCTCTCAATAATTTAGTTATCTCCCCCTTATCTTGATCCGGTGTTGGGAAGGCAATTCTGGTATGGATCTGCGCTAGTGGTTGTGCTATATTAAAAAAGCTTGCAAAATCTGTGTTGGCTGCCGGGTCCATCGCGGACTCATTTATATTTAACATTTTCACTGTTTCTTCTGCCGGAAACTTTTGCACCATTTCGTCTTCAGCACAAGGAAATGGGACACTGTCAGTCCCTTCACCATGTCCATATTCATAAGAAAATCTCCTATAAATACTTTGCTTTGTTAGTTCTGGCGGAATGGCCATTTCTGGTCTTCTTGATGCATAATCATATTCTCCTCCTAGCCAGGTAGGAACTTCATCTTCATATATGAGTTGATTTGGTATCCTAACTTGTATATCTACCAAGTGTGGGAAAACTTCAGATCTTTGATCTGCTTCTTGTGCAAAATAAGCAGCAGGTGCTTTGAAGGAATTATCACTAAATTGTCTCTGTTTATCTGGCACCATACTCTCCATGAGTGCTCTTGCGTCGTCAGAATCGAAGTTTGCTATTTGAGAAATAACTGTATGGTCCAAATTCAATGAAACGAGTTCTCTATTTCTTATATTTATCTGACTCGCTATTGGATTAGGATCGTCCGGATCTTGTATTAAAGCTTCGGGACCGTTATTTTCAGTATTATTAATATGAAAGGGTACCCCCATTATCATTTCTGCAGATTCAAAGCCTAAATATTGATTAAAGTTACCTGAAGCCTCATAGAATTCACTGTAAACTCTCCCTGTGCAAAACCGAAATTCGTCTACTAAATCATCCGATAACAATCGTAGATCCGATGCTTGGCTTCCCTGTAGTGCCTGGGATGCGTCGTTAACGGCAAAAATTGGACTTCGAGGTAACCAGGTGAATATGTATGGCGCATAATAAAACTGCCTAGGGACTATAATGGAATATCTATAGTTTGGAGGCTCTGGAATATCATTTTGCGCAGATGGAAATTGTGGTAAGGTACTTGAAAGATCGTAATCTCTAGCTGGACCTGGCGGGTCCGAGGAGGGGGAGGGGGATGATCCGTCACCCGAGGAGGCCCCGGGGGTACTAGAACCTTCTTCAATTTCTAACTCTCGACACGGGTCTTCAAATTCTGACATTTTCTTTATATCTCCAAAAATATTGAGTTGTTTACTGCTATGGCCTGACCCTCGTCAACCATGGGATCAAGTTTTACAAAAATAATACCAGGGGATAACATAGGTTGGTTTTCTATCTCTATATCACTAATATCAATTGGCTGCGGGTCTAAACCCGGAGTATAAATTTTAAGCTGTCTGCCATGGTCCTCAAATGGATTATTTTCCAGCGACACGCCTGGGCGAGGTTGGTCAAATATTTTTTTTGTTTTTCCTTCATTCAAAAAATTAGTCTTATAGCTTTTATTATTGATAATATCATCAGATAATACCCTGTAATTGCTAAACATCTTTAATAACATATCATAAATGCTTGATACCTTTTCTTTTGTTAGGGATAAATCTTTATAACTTTTTTCAACTTCGTCTAAGAAAAAGTTCTTTTTGTCCCCCCTATACGCGGCTCTACAGATTGCTTCTCTGAAGCCGGCTGATGTGTCAGGTAATATAAAGTTAAAAAGCTCATTGTCTCGAAAGTTTGGCAAATTAGAAAACAATTCTGTCCCCCCTTTGGATAATCCGAATGATATGCCTTTATAAAATTTCTTAAGAGCAGAAGAATAAAAACTAAACTCTGGCTTTTCCGAGAAACCCAGATCTCTAAGAGAAGGATCCTGAAGTAAAATTATTTTCTTGTCAATTTGAGATTTCTTTTCTTTTTTTGCAGATCGATATTCTTCTGAACTAATAACAGTCTTTACCGACCCATGTGTTTTGTTATCTGGGTGGATATGTTTTGTACTCTTTCCTCGCGAGGAGGCAGATTTCTGATTGTTGGTGCTTTCTTTTGAAAGTTTCTTTTCCTTTGTATCATTTCTCGTTTTTTTAACTAAACAAAATCTATATGGAGAGACCATAGTGGATCCTGATTTCGTTTTTTTTAAAAATTTCGTAGTGTCCCTTTTTGTCAACTCTTTTTTATAATTTTCAAATTTTTTAGATGGCTGATAGTTTGTCTCCTCTTTTGAGAAGTCTGCTAATAAAGAGGTTGGTTTAAAGGATTCTATAACTATGCCCGTTTTAGTACTTACAGATATTATTTTAGCAGGGTATCGGGAGGACATACTAGGAATTGTATATTCAGTATTTGCAATACCATAATCTATAATTTTTTCCTCTCCTGAGAGGATGACATTTTTTAAAGATTTATAAGAGTTATCCAGTATAATCAACAACTCCCTTAGTCTATTTATTTTTATAAATGACAAATTAAACGCAGATTGTAAATTTACAGTGCTTTCCGCTACTAAGTCTTGCCTTGTCTTTCCAGATAATAATGATTGTGTATTATATAAATAATTAATTGCTTGGGTTACTATACTTTGGTTACTTGCGTCTTCTAGAAAAGAAGAAGTGAATTGTTGCTTGTTATAATTGTAACTTCCAGAATGGCCATCAAGGGACAAGACATTATGTGGTACAGATGCTTTATTTATAAATGATTCAAACTGTTTTAAAAATTCCTTTAATTGTTTGGTTTCTTGTTCTAAAACCATACTTATTCCATCACAAACTTCTAGTTCAATTTTGTAGGTATATTTTCCTGTATCAATATTATTAAATATGTCGTAATCTCTTATAATAAATTGTCTGGAATGTGGACTTCCAGGTACAAAAATATAGGTATTTTTTTTTGTTCTATTTAGAGTATGAATTCGCGATTCGAAAATAGAGCCGCGGTTGTTTCTTGTTTTATATAGATTATCTTTTAACATATCATCTGTTATTAAAAAAGCCGGTTTCTTAGTATTTTTTTTATCGCTGGATGATATAATTTCAAAACTTGGCTCATTCTTGTCGTATTCTACGTATTTTAAAGAAGATTGTTTATTAGGTTGAGATGCTTTATTTTCTAATCTTTTTCTAAAAACTCTTAGATTTAAAATGTTGCTATAATATAACATTTTTCTTATCATCTGTTGATTATCATACTTTTCATATAGAGAAATTAAAAATCCAAATCTCGAAAAATATTTTGCTAATCTTTTAAAGTTTACACTTGCGATGAACCCATAGTGGCTATCACTCAGGGCGCCCGATTCAGAAGAGGGATCATAGACCATATTTATATGAGAAGTTAGGTTTGTGCCATAGTCCAGTATATTAATATTATTAACTGACTCTATATTTTTATATTTTTCGAATGATTTTTCTGCATCTCTCAATGTGTTTGACATATCGAAGAAAGAGTGTATCTGTTGTGTTATTTCTTGATCATAACTGGGGTCGAAACCGTCTAAAGAAAACGCCATGTTTGGGTTTTGTCTTTGTTTCGTAGAAGTAGCGGCGAGAGGAAGATCTGATGTTATCTTATAATTTAATACTTCTCTAACTTCTAGCTTTTCACCCATCAGTCCTTTTTCGTGGCCGGCCATCCAACCAATATAGCCATTGGGGCCAGGGTTTGTTTCTCCGTGATAGTGTGCTGCTCCGTAATATGGCTGCAAGTGATTTGACTTTCCAGGGTTCGTTATATAAAAAACATCTCTAAATTCAGGGACCCTCAATATGCCGGTTTGGGTTTTAGATAATAAGAGATCATACGACGCGCTGGTTCCGAAACTAATTTTTGTTGATTTTAGTGAATCATCAATCTCATTATTGATGAAGCACAATAGATGCAATTTTTCTAAATTTCTATTTTCTTGGATCTTGGAGATCCTATTGTGACTTATGCTGGTTTCATACATTATCTCAAAGTTATTCCTACCTTGTATATCTGATTGGTTAAATTCTATAGAATTATGATTTTGTAAAACTTCAGTCATTGGTATCTTTGTATATATTATATTTCCTTTATCTTTTCTATTAATGGAGTCCCACTTATTTAACAGACCCAATCTTGTATGTGCATTTAGAAATTGTGGTAAATATTTTTCTGCTTCAGAATCCACAAGTACCATATATAAAAAAGATTTATCCACAAAAGAACTTTGAGAAAAAGAATTAAATGATATTTGATCCCCCTGGTTATATAATAAAATTGTAATGTCAACTTTATTAGTGTCTGACGAGACATGTACTCTTTTAGTTTGTACAGCCGGGAAAAGATTAGAGTTGTATTTCATACATCTTCTCCCCTCTTGTAGTATCCGTTCTGCTTTTCTGTTTCTTCTTTCATTATCACATCTTTGTCAGTTTTTATTTTAAATAATTTATTAATCTCTTTTAGTTTTTTAATTTTTCGCAGCACATCGTCGCCAGAATCGGTCTTTTCTACTTCAAAGACCTCTATCTTAAAATTCTTAAAAGCTGAGTCTGCATTAAGTTGTTGTAAATCTAGCACTATTTTTTCTCTTAAAAGTTTAATTTTTGAGTTGTCCCTGAAGATTATTTCGTCTGAGGCTAAGTCCACAAACTTTTCTGCGGAATACATGCTGGGATTCTCTATGTCTCCTCTCTCTTCCTTTAGGTTAAATTCTGGTATTATATGGATTGTTGGCCTTTTTCTTGGCACACCTGAGCCTGTGATCTCTGAAAAGGTTATTTTTTCAAATTCTTTACCAAAATTGCGAAGATCAAATCGTGGTGCTTGTTGCACTCCTATATTCTTATTATTTAAAGGGTATAATAATATTTTTTCTTGTATTTTTTCTGCCACCTCTTTTATGATTGGTTCAAAAATATCTCTTTCTTTGCTTTCTATTTTCCTAGACTCCAAATCAAAACGTTCTTCTACGGGGCTTGTTAAATATTGTGTCTTTAATTTTGGAGTATTTTTCAAGATCCTGTCTTTGACATCGTTCTGGTGCTCGACAAAACCTGCACACTGAGAATTATATAATATATCATCATCAAAAAATTGATAAAACTGCGGCTTAAAAGACCCTATTGAATATAAATATTTGCCATATTGAGTAAGCTGTATATCCATAACTTCTTGTTGTTTGTCAAAAAATACCATTTACTTGTCCTTTTAACTTTCTTTCTCTTTAATATATGTAACGCTTATTGCGTCGCTGGTGCCGATCGAATCCACAAAAGTCACAGTGTTTCCGGAAATGGTATAATCGTTTCCGGTACCTGAGGTTTGTAAAACTCCGTTAAGATAAATAGATTCTGTTCCACTTTTTATTCTAAAACCGGTTCCAGGGTTGACTGTGATTGCATTGCCAGATGGTGCTGCGGCGCCGGATGCCTTCATTTGATGTCTAAATATCATATTGTCGAGTGCTAAAAATTTAGTCGCATCAACTTCAGATTGACCAGTTTGGATATTATCAAGAGCTTTGGGCGATAATTTGATTTTATTCTGTATGTCGTCTAATAAACTTAACTCAAATTGTGGCGCTATAGGCTCAGGCGCCTCCTGAATATCTCTTGAGAAATAATCAACTTTAGAGTCTATCTTTATCATCTCAATTATAGAGAAGAAATCATAAGGCCAATTGTATGAATATTTCGAAAATATCTCTCTATCTCTTCTGATTGTTGACTGTACAGTTTTACCTCCAAGTTCTTGGGCCCCCGAAAGGTCAAGTATATCTTCCCTATTTTTTGAAATAGAATCTTTTATAACATTGACGTAATCCGACTCTGCCCTATATTTAACTTTAAAGACTAACCATCTTACTTCTTTTTCTAGAAAAAGTTCGGGATTTTTATATATTGAACCTTTTCCTTTGAACAGATTATCAACATCTGGCAATACTATGCTAGAAATATATTCTACATCTGTATCTATTTCACTCTGGAGAACTCTAGAATGTTGTGCAACTGAAATACTCTTTCCACTTTCTGGGTAGAGATTCTGCCACAAGTGGGAAAGATCTTCTTGTCCTATTTCAGCTTTAAATTGAAAAATATATGATACAAAAGGATCTACATCATCGTTTTTTATAAAGTCAAATTGTGGCGGAAACACATATTTGTCCATCATTCTTAACTGATAGGCTATATTTTCTTGTGCTAAAATTCCAGGATTTTCATAAAATGATTCATACGATTCTTCTACTAATTCTGTTTCTTGGTCATTTGATGACAATCTTAAAGCATCAAGAAATTGCTGCTTTTTAAATGAGTTGTAATTTCTAGATTCTGCTAAAGATGACGGATCCATATCGAAAAACCTCAGTTCACATTCGTCTTCAAGGTAATACGGTATTGCCACTACGGCCTCACAAACTCTTTTCTTAGATGCTAGTCTTCCTAATTTATATTTTCTAGAAGGGTTTGCCTCCTGTGGGACTGAATATGCATAATTGTAAGTGTCTCTAACAAAACCAACTGCTGAAGCTAAGTCTCCCACACTAGTCTTTCCGTCGTCTCTGGCGCCTAAAATAGTTAGATAGTAACCTTTTCCTTCGTTTGTGGGCAGCTTTTCGCCATATTGGTGCCACATTCCCCTTGATGCTGTTAAATAAGGAGTACTTGAACTGTTGAATTCTTGATAATAGTTTGTTTGGTTTCGGGTTTTCCATGGGGACCCTGAAACTTGATCTACCTGGTTGGTGGTTAAATTTAACGCGGAGACCTTATTATTTGAAAAATCCATAACTGGCGTTTCCCATCTTGGGTGTATTACCCATCTGTAATTAGCCGGGCCGTCTTGTTGGGAGGAGGTAGTTTTGCCCGGGGATCCTTGAAAATTATAATTATCTGCCGCTAGGCTTACATATCTTGTTAGATTTAGACTGGCTGAAACCACCATCGATTCTTTAAAATTAGTATTAGTTGAGGCATTATTTGGTGATTGCATATTTGTATATGTAACACTCATTCCGTTAATAATTTCTGGTATTGTATACCTTCTTGTTTCCGAAGGAGTAAAAGAAATCTCCGCATATGGATCTGTGTTTGGGTCTAAATATGGTGGCACATATGGCAAAAATCCATGTGAGCCCGACGTTGCGGCCTTTGTCTCCGTTAAAAAATCGACCTTTGATGGCAATACTGAGGCGCCGCCTGCAAAACCTGTTTTTCGGTTGGTCGAGTCCGTGGTGCCAAACTGACCACCAGTGCCTGATATTGTAGTATTTCCCGCATCTCCTGATTCAACTTGTGTTAAAGTTATTATATCTGTAGAGGTTGAGTAATTAGCTGTAATTAAGTTTTGGTGGCCATTTGCATGCCCTATGGCTGTTGCAAGTGAAGTACCTATTTGGTCAGGCGTATTACCAGAGGAATAGGATCCTAATGCCACTAAAATGTTACCTGAACTATCTGTGTTTCCTGTTCCGAAAGTTGTACCTGATGTGCCATTTGAAAATCCTGCGATACTTAAACCTGCTGAAAAATTTGTTGCTATAGCATTGTTGCCTGCTGTGCCGGCTGTTGCCTGGGTTAGTGTCAACTTTCTGGATCCATCATTTGAAACATTAATTGTGTTGTTATGGCCATTTGTACTCTCTATTACAGTTTCAGCTTGGGCAATGACTGAATGCATTCCAGTTGACATACCAAAAACTTGTATTTTAACCCTGCCGCTGCTGTCTGTTTGTCCACTGGTACTAAAGGTGTCATGTACAAAAATATATGTTTTTTCAGTTGGAGAAGACTGTGCGTCCTTCAAAGTAAAGGTTGCGCCGTTTAGATCACTAGCTTTACTTACTGCGGTTGCTATTTCTATAGTAGCAGTGGCAGCGACTGCTGCGGTGTCTAAGACAAACTTATAAGTTTTTGTTTGACTGTTTGTTGACTGTAGAGTTACTGTATTATTGTTAAGCGCGTTTCGCCAGTCTGGGTCATTTCCAGAAAGAGATGATGGTACAGACATGTCGAGCGAGCCTGATGCTGGAGTCCCAGGAACAGTTGTTGTTTCTGGTGTATATGTAGCTATTTCCGGGGTGCTTTCATCCACCGGTGGCCCGAAAGCAGAGTGCCTGTCATACATCACTACATCATTATTAGTAATATAAACCCTCATTTTGTAGACAACTCCATTGTTTAATAGTGGACTAACTGGTTGTGATATAGCAGTCTGTAATTTTTCATCTTCTAAGAAAAATTTAACTGTTTCCGAAGCAAAATTACCAATTGCGCTCTTATACGGTAACATTGAGTTTACAAAACCTTGATATGTACTAGAAAAATTTATTGCGTTATTTGTGATAGTTTTTTGCCTATTCAAGGTGCCAAATGTAGGAGGATACTCATTAACCTTTAAATATTCCCTTGTGCCATAAAAAATACTGGCGCTTGGGTGTGGTTCATTATCAGGAACTATCTGGTTGTATAGCCTCTCGGGATATAAAAGATCATCAAAATTTACTCTCCTGGATGTTTCCCCTTTTAATCTTGGTATACCTGAATCAACAGTATTATTTATCAGAGAGCCCGTATAGCAAACACTTGATCCCAAACTCGCTCCATCAAAATTTCCAATAGGTATATAAACTTTACTGTTGACCAAATAATTTTCAAAAGCTCCGTCAGTCGAGGAAAATAGAGGATAATCAACTGCAAGGCCAGATTTAATAGAATTAAATAAAACACCTGGTGCTAGGAGCGGCTTTGAAACTTTAGATTTTGTATTCTCTATCTTCAAATCTAACAGAGCCAGTGCAGTACCCTCTGTTATTTGTGTGTTAGATATATAACTGGCGTTATAAGAGCCTGATTTTAAATAATTTCTGTGGAAAATTTCTGATACTTGGACTGCACGTTCTGCAGGATACATTCCCCTATATGGCAAAAATCTTTTTGCTGCAGAGCATTTTAGTGTTAATTTGCCAGCGAATAAATCTACATTTTGATTATCTAAATTTTCCTGAAATGGTTGAAAATATTTCATAAAATCAGAAGTAGAATATGTTTTAAAAAATTGAGTCCCTATCGATATATCACCCGATGATGAGTGATAAATCGCTCCTGTCAAATGTAAAAAGTCGTCTGTAATGGTAGGATTATCCAAATCCGAAGAAGCATATATATCTTCTATATATTTACTTATTGTAAATTCTGGTATTATAGAATAGTTTTGACCTACAAGTCTAATTTCTTCTGCATATTTGTCGTAAGAATCGTAAAACGGTCCGATTTTGTTGCTTGAGGTTGCTTCCCACAATGATTCTCCTGCCAAGAATTCGTCGGATCCGAAAATTTGCGGGATTCTTCTGTTATAGATAGGTGCAAATGGGGGGGCGCCTCGCAAGAAATTATTTCCAAGTGGAAAAATACTATAATCATTTTGTAAAATTCCTTCGTTTCTTGTAGCCTGATCTCGATTGTTCGAGAATTGGGTCCCATCATTAAAGAAAGATGATGTAATGCTGATTGGTTTAGTAGAGAAATCACTTCTAGAATCCAAAACCCATTTACTTGTTTTAATCATGGACCTACTATTTTCAGAAGCAAACGGATTATAAGTCATCTTATGGCTCATGAGGTCGACCATTTCATAGGTTCCAAAATAATCTTTTTGAAACTCTTTGTGGTTAATTATTTGGGTTGGCTGTAAAAATAACTTTTGATCATAAGCTGATTGGCTTACTAAATAATCTGAATAATTTAAATTTCCTGTTAAAGCTAGAGATCTGTTTGCAAGTTTAGAGTCCCATCCAAAAAACTTAAATTTTTCTCTAGTTCTTGCATTTTTTGTATATGTATTTATTTCTCTTGGATATATCGTTTCTAAATAATTTAGTTCTGTTTTGTTATATTGTCCCCTGATTAGGTCTAATCTACCTATCGTGTTATTTAGTATTTTTAAATTTTCGTGATCTAAAAATGGCTCTTCTTCAAACCTTATCAGGTCTGACATCTCTTGATTTGCGAATCCTGTAATGTTATTTTGTAATGGCAAACTAAGTGTGAAACTTGGCATTAATTGTATATTTTCTCGAGATGAAGCCCTGTACGCTTCTAGTACAATCTCATGAAAAAACTGGTCGAAATTCCACATCGACTCAAGTTGACGCTGGTTTAAGTTCCTAGCTTGATTGTCTCCTAGAAACCCAAACAACTGGCCGGATTCATAAGTATGTATACTTAAACTAAGCGGCTTGTATTTTGAAGTGGCCATAACTTCTTTAAAGTTAGTAATGCTCCTAGGCTTTGCAAAAGTTCGATTGTCTTCTTCTGTCCTGGAGTAATCAAATTGATACCCCTGCCTGTGTGATGTAAATGGCACCTTTGATGTGAACACCGCTGAAAATATATTGTTTTTCTTGTGAGCCCTGGATATGGCGTGCTGGGATCCTCTTATTTGTTTCCACGATGGCCAGCCGTATGGGCCTTGGCGGTTTAATATTATAGAATTTAATGTTGATGCATCCCCAAAGAAACCAGATGCTGTTCGAATTGAATTTTCCGGGTTACCGCGGTGCATAGTATCAGGATTAATAAGGTTATTTACAAAATCTTGTTTGGTACCAGTAAAAATCTGATCCGTGCCGAGTGTGTTTGTATTTATAGACAAGGGTTCCAAAACAATTGTATTTAAATTCACAAAGTCAACAGGCGTGAACGTGCCGGCTGTGAATGAAGCATCCTCTGCGCCGTAAATTTGTGTTGCACCTCCGAAGGTGCCGGCGCCGAGTTCACTAGATGCCAAAAAAGTTATACTTGACTCTGATTTTATACCGGCAGCATGCTCATAGGTGTGTTGATGTCCTGAATTGCCATTAAGTCTTGTAAAGTTCAACGGCAGGAGCGCAGAAGCGGTGATCCACAGGTATCCAATATCAGTTTGAGGTATCTCATGTTGTACGAATAAATTATCTGGCTTGTAATAAATATCTCCCGTCATGCTCGGACTCAATGGGCCGGACATAAACCTTCTATAATTTCTATTAGTTTTATGTATTGACGCTTGAGTTGTAGAACCCGAACGGTACCCAAACCGTTCAGAATATTCTGAAGATAAATTATTAAGAACCCCTCTAACCAGAGTGTTTCTGTAATTTATTGTACTGTATACTGAAAATTCCTCTGCTTCTCTATCCAAACCATACTTTCCGGATGTTTCGGGGCCGCCCGGTGGGGAAAATCTATTTACGAAAACATGTTCTCTTCTTGTTCTATCTGGTACGAAATGGTTTACTGTGCCTATTATATATTCTGATTTATTAAGAGATCCTGTTAAATTTTTACCTTCTTGTTCTACTAAATAATTATTATTATTTGTTCTGCCGGCTGTTTGCACTATTTCATAATCTTTGTGATAATTTCCTTGCTTAATTGGGTCTGTGGAAGCTTTTATGTTGGCCATGCTATAAAGTCTACTAGATTCTATAGGACTATGAAACATGGTACTATACCTATCTGAAGTTTCGATAGTAAGTGAACTGGTAGTTTCTGATATTTTATATGCTTCGATTCTTTCTAAAGTTTGCCCTATTTTGTTTTTTCTGTGAGGGGGCCTAACATCAAGAAAATCAGGCTTATTTATTTTTAGCGAATCTCCCATAAAGTGGTTATTCGTTATTTTTAATTGTGTTTTAAACTTGCTAAAGTCTGTGCCGACTGAAGAACTGTATAAAGAAAAAGGTAATACAAAGTCTGCATCTGCATTATTATAATCCTGAATGCCAGAAACATTAGTTTTTGATGTATATCTTTCTTTTTGAATTGGTCTCGTGATGTCATCGCATTGTTTAAACTCATATATATCATCTGATGATATTGTTATATTTGTGTTATTTTGATATATTATCTTGTAGAGATCTTCAACTTTATTGGTGTCTTTATTATGCCCTATATTTAAAATCTTCTGCTTTGTAATTGTGTGTTTGTAGGGCCTAACTAGGTTTCTTAAAGCGTACTTTCTAAAATTGTTTCCTGGGTATGAATTTGAGATTTTAGTGGTCAATGTATCTTTAATCTCTTTTCTCCCTGTGCTGGTGGGTACCTCTTTTCTATCCTTTTGCCATAAACAATTTTTATTTTCCTGTTGGTCGTGATGGCCATGCTCCCAATCATATAGCAGTTCATTTATTGACAACATATTAGTTTCAAGTTTTGGTGGCTTAGTATCTATTATCGCGTATTTATGGTGATATTTATTTCTTTCAAGTGCATGACTTTCAACTACATTGTGCATGCCTGTGTTGTAAATTGTCGATGCGGCCAGTGTATGCTCCACAAGATTTCCAAACGAGGCGCCTATCCATTTATAATAATTAACAAATTTTTCAAAACTAATCTCATTCTGTACATTTTCAAAATATTTTTCTTTCAAATATTGCAATAATTTATAATTTGCTCGATATCTGTTAACTGGTTCACCTATAGCGTTATTAAGCAATTCAACTCCAGAAAAGAAACTTATCATATCTTTAGAAATCACCTCATACATGCTTTTTTCAAAAGATAGAATATTTGTTTCTGGAGTTAAAGAAAAATCAAATTTATCTACTGGGTTTTCTTTTAACTGTACTTGGTCTAAACCCTTAATGCTTGCTAATGGAGTATTTTTAATTTGGTTTATGTAATCCACATACACTATATCTGTCAACTTATTGTCAAAACCATGAGATTTAAAATCATAATTGGTCGACAGGTCAGAATCATATATTGGAGATGTAATATCTTGTCCGGATGTTTCATCCTCAATAGTGAAATTTGCCGTGTTATTATTAGAAACTTTACTAAAATTTATTCTAAAAAGTTTTGTGTTTTCTGATTTTATAGTTTGATCTGTGTTAATTTGTTTTGGTCTTAATTTTTGTCTTCCCCTGTGAGTGAAAGTCTTACTTCTTAATTGCAATTCTTCGTCTGTTAATTGATCCTTCCAAGCACTAAAATTGAGTATTCTTATATCGGTCTTATCTATAACTGAACCTGTAATGTTAGTCTTATTTGCTCCAATAAAAATAGTTTTATTCGCAGAGTTAAACAGATTGTAATTTGCCCTAGACAATTCTGATGTCAATGAAAAACTATCCATCAATTTATCATCAATATAGTTGTATCCTGAAAATATAATTTCATATTTTTCAGTTCCGTGATCAATGAGTGGGCTGCTTGTCTTCTTTCTTATTCTTAGTGATACGTTCCACCTTGAATCATCGTAGACCTTTTTCAGAAATGGTGTCTTCAAATCTTGTGATAAAAATTTACTAGATTTTAAGACAAAACGCGCTTTGGGATCTACAAGATTTTGCTTCTCAACAATCACAGTAAAATTGGCATTGTCCGGCGAAGGTGTTACAAAATTATTTTGTACCCCAGATACCTGTTTTATACCGAAAACACTAGATGTAGATATTTCGTGCTGAGCTTCGACTCTTTTTGCAAAAATAAATGAGCCTTCAAAAGTATACTCGTTTGGCACAGTTGAAGTCGGTATAAAACTTGAGTCGCCGGCTGATGTGTAGAATTGGTGTAAATTTGCGGAGCTATTATCTCGAAAATTTATTATTTGAACTCTTTCTGCCTTTTTTTCAGTCTTATTGTCTTTAAACGGGATTTCACCGCCCACTAGAGAATAAACATCACTAATAACGTCAGTTGAGACGCCGGCTAATTTATATATTGCAGCATACCCAGCTTCAGTGCCTTTTTTATTGAATATCGCCCTTCGATAATTTTTAATATTTTGATGTATAGTCCTTGCACTGACTTGCGTTGGTTTAGTATATCTAAGGTGGCCGGAAATTTGCTCCATCTGGTCTAGTAAGGGCTCCTCTTCCTGCAAAATCATTGATGTCATATCTGTGTCAATACCTTCATCCTCTGCTTGTTCTAGCGGTAGCCTTCCAGTATTCTGGTTTGATAATCCTGTTTGTATATACTCATCAACACAACCTACAAAGTATTTGTCCCCGTAATCTAAATAATTTTCGTCATAGGATCCTGTAGTGTTTGTTCCCGCTTGAATCACACCGTCCCAATTGGGGCCTCTAGAGCGAAGAGTAGCATCGAGTTTATTTCTTACTTCATCAAATTGCACTGCCATCATTTGCAGGAGTATTTGAAATTCTCGCTTACTTTCACTGTCTTGTTCAACAAAATCCTGGCGCGCCCATTCCGGTATAAATCTTTCTAAATTATTATTGTTCAACCTATCGTAAGCTTCTCCAATCTTTCTGGTTTTTGATATTAGTTTTTGAACTGTCTGATCTGAATTTTCTAATATCGGAGTCTGGACTTCTGTATTTTTTGTTGCTTGTGATTGATTGATCGCTGATTCTGGTATTAGAGTATTTTCATCATATTCTCTTATTCTTCCTGTTATTTCGTTTCCAGAATAATCAAAAACCAAACTATCTTTTTTTGTCTTGCCAATTGGTGGCTTATTGAAATTGTAATATAGGCCCATTCTAGACGTATATTCCTTATTAGAAAAATCATTTGCAAACACTTTTTTATCAAAGTAGCGGCCGATTTCTCTATTGTTCCTAAGTCCCTTCCAATATTTGAAGTCGTCCAAAGAACCCGAAAACGAACCGGGTGATGAGGTTGCAGTATTATCTTTTCCTATTTTTCCACAAATATAGGATTTTACTTCTGGCATTTCTCCTATTCCAGACTGCGTTACAGTCTGGTTTATCTGGCCATCTACATAAAGTTTAAATTTTAAATTATTATTTATTTTAATAGCAGAGACAGCATAATGGTGCCACTTGCCATCACCGACACTAGCAGTAGTAATTGGCTGTACTGGGTCTGCAGGGTCTCCTATTTGAATGTCTGTAGAGCCGGTTGTTGCCGTTGTATATGTGACGCGGAATGGTGAGCCGGCGGAGGCCGACAAATGAAGCTTAAACTTAGCTTGATTTTCTGGTTGAGTACTTCCTGGTAATGTACCAATATCAAAGACAACTTCTTGTTGTTTTGAAGCATTAAACCCATCCTTTTTCATCCAAAACTCTACAGTATTTCCCTTTGAAGGACTTAATAAAACCCCTGGTTCGTCATTGCTAAGTTGTCCCAAGAATTCAATTTGGGGTATTTTTCCCGCTCCTCCATTAAATTCTATGTACTGTTTGTAATTAAATCTAACGCTGCCGACTGCGCCTGGCCATTTTTGATTGAAAAGAGCAGTATCTAGACTTGGTGAGGTCATATACCAATCATAGTGTTCCTCTTGGGTGCCATCAAAGGGATAGTAATTAATTATGTTGTATATTGCATCTACATAATATTGTTGCGCGCTGCCATAAAACGCAAAAGTAGAAGGATCAAAAGAATTGATTGGTGGTCGAAAAGCATCCATAAAAGATTGTTGCTTTGATATCAGCGAATCTGATTCTGCCTCATTTGATAATTTATTATTTTTCTGATTTAGGTGGGCCCTATTTGATCTTTTAAAATACTCTTCTTTTCTTTTATCCGCGGCAGTAGCTATAGTAATTTCCTGGCTATTTCCGTCTTTGCTGCTAAAATCTGTCATTATTCCACTCTAAACCTAAATTTTTCATTTAAAATTGATTTTTGATCGCCATGAATACAACAAAAAGAGATTTCATAAAGGTACCTTTGTTGTAAATAACTAGTGTCTAAAAGAAAGTTACAACCCCGTTCGTTATACCCAAGTCCAGAAAAATTTACTGCACTCCCGGTTGAAAATGGCACAATCACTAAATCATCTGCAACTCTTTTTATTTGGTAATATACGTTATCGAAATAATCAGGTGATGCATATCCTGTTACTTTTGAATATACATTAGGATTACTTAGTTTATTTTTTATAGTTACATTTAATTGAGACTTTTCTCCTGATTTGTAGCTTGGTTTCAAATTTTGTATAGATGCAATCTTGTCTATATTCACGCTTTCGCCAGAATATATATCTCTATATGATTTAACCTTAACAGGAGAATTACCACCAAAACCTCTTATATTGCCGGTATTCGAATCTAATGCTTTGGAATTACTTCCTGTTGGTATAGTCCATTTCTCATACAATGTGTCTTGAGCTATATTGTTTGATATGATGAAAGATGCTTTATAGACTCCCGTCGATTGTTTAACGCAAGTGACGTCAACTCCTGAAACTGCTTCTGAAGAGTTTCCTCTAAAATTTCTTTTTATTATTTGCAAGTCTAAGGCCGCTTTAGGAAGAGGCCATTTTACGTCAGGATCCGAATCAAATACTGATCCACTTAGTGGTAAAGATTTTAAATAAGTTATAATGTCACCACCATTAGTGGGATCTGTTTTAGTGGTTAATGTGTCGTGTGTGTTCGATGCATTGAAAGATCCAAAATCGCCAAAGAATTTTGGAGGCTGCAGTGATGTAGTTATGGGATTTCCCGATGCATCTGCAGTTCGGTGTAACGTAACAGAAGAATTCCAGCCATGATTGTTACCCCCTACAACTCGAGTATAAATTCTGATTTTATTGAAGCCATAATTGATTGCCCGGAAAAGATTCGAGAACCCTGGATGTCTGTTCATTGTCTCAACTAAACTTTCCGCCGTCTTAACAATATTTTCCATACCATCAGGAGAATATGCCGGATATGCCTGGGGGTGTCGTTGGATATGCCTCATTGCTCTTGCTCTACTTGCAAAGTTACGCTGTTTCAAGCCGATGGGATAAAAATAAAAAGAAGTAGTTTCCAGCGTTAAGGGATTATAGTAAGATACTATGACTATACCAGAACCAGTATTTTGACTATTACCTCCAGTTGCCTGATCGTATGCTGATGTCTCTAAAAGAGTTAGCATCTCGAATTCAGCATAAGCATTTTTTAAATCATCAGCCTCACTGTTGGATGTTGTATATACCGTATTATCTAGTACTATTGAGACGTGTTCTGACAAGCCTTTATCTGTCGTCAATGCAAATTTTGGAATTGATGGTAGGTCCACTAGTTTCCCATTTATATAATTGTGATAGTAAAGGTTGTTTGTGTTTTGTGCATTTGTAAGCTTAGGGTCAGCAGTAACAAGTTTTCCTCTATCATCAGTAATCCTAGAATCCCACTGTGCCTCTATTACGGGCCTCTGGAAATAATATTCCGATTCTCTTGCCGAAAACTTCTTTGTGAAATATGATTTTTTTAAACTTCCGTCTTCGAAAGATCCAGAAAGCTTAATTAAAAAGCCATTGTTTTGAATCCCTGCGCCGCCTGAAAAGTTAACAACAACAGATGCCATATTTTTTGTTATTGTCGTGTTTCCGTAATACCCTTTATGCTTCTGGGTTATATTTACCTTTAATGGGTCGCTTCCATCAATTGCTCCGGAAAATATAGTGTTGAATGCTGAACTATCGAATAAACCTTTAAATTTTCCCACCACTGTTGATATATTGTTACTACTAACATCTAACAAATGTGTTTTGTCAGTTGATCCAGAAGTGTTAGCAGTTTGTACTATTCTGTAGTCGCCATTAGTGGCGCGGAATTTCAGTGTTTCACCAACGGGTGGCACGGTACCAAATTTTACAGATCCGGATGCTGCAGAAAAATAAGAGCTTTCTTGTGATTTGATATACTCTTCAATTATTGGCGTCACATTGATGCTCAAATCTTCTAAACCGGTATCGAAAGTTTGATTAAATTCTACTGGAATTGTAGCGCTATTCATCTCTTGTTTTATAGGTATCGATGCGCCTTCGGTCGCCCAAGAGAGGCCGGTATCTCTATATTGCCAGTTACAAGTGTCCAAGTCCGAAAACTCTTCCATATCTAAGCCTAATCCCTCCCTCCAAGATTCAAGAATCGGAATGGCTGAAATGGTAAAATTTTTAGGTATTGTATTCCCATGTTTTACATTAAACAAATTTAAATTAAATTGAACTGAAGATGATGCTGGTATCAAGTTTGAGGTTCTATTTGCGGTTATTTCAGTTATAGGAAATTGTACTAAAATTCTGGTTTTTTCTATTGATGAAGTAGTGGCTTGACCATAGACAGAATAAATTTCTAGAACGTCAGATGCGCCCATGTTCGATAATTTACCAGTCTGGGACATACCGCTTTTGAATGCTGTTGTGATAGTGTTATCTTTATTTGCTGTGTATCTTTTTATGGCCATTAGAATATTTTCCCTGTAATGTCTTGTATATTTTTAACTTCCCAAATATAATTTTCAGGCATGAAAATTTCTGATCCATCTGGCAAGGTATTTCCAGGGATGTCCCAAGATGTGTCTGAATAACCTTCTCCTGTTTTTACAATAATTTTTATTCTATTGATATTTTCAATTTTAGGAGATGTTATTTCATTTAGTTTTTGTGTTATCCTACCTATTGAAAATGGAGTTCCTATTGTGGGAGGATCTAATTGTAATTTTTCGTAAAGCTTTTCTTTTATTATGGACAAAGCTGTGTTTTTATTCTCTAAGCGAGACAACTTTAAATCAAGCTCAATCCCTAAATTTAAGATGCTGGCATCATATATATCATATTCATCATGAATCATTTTAACCCTGTTTAAATATGTTCGGACATTCGATCTGAGTGCGGAGCCTGCAGGAGCTAGTGTACCATCTGAAGTTTCCGAAACTAAATAAATATTTATTCTCTTTCTCAGCCCAGCGAGATTTTGTGTAACATTTACTTTCTTTATCTTACCATATTTTTCAGGCATTCTATATATTTGCGCTTTTAAGTCACGGTGAGTGACCGCTCTACCTTGAGAGCCTCTCGAAGCTCTTAGGATTTGCGAGATCTCTTGAGTTGAACCAAAAGATACATGGCCGCTAAAAGGCTCCGGATTATTACAAGATATATTGTTTTTAATTTCACTCATCAAAGAATCTGATAATGTATTTTTATCAAATTCTACTATTGCTGCAGTTACAGTATTTATAGTCCCTGCTGAAGCTCCAGTATTCACCCCATCGTTTGACCTATAAGTTATTGTAAGAGTTGTATCTTGAGGCGCTATACCAAAAGATTCGGAATCTGAAAACATTTCCGGTATAGTATCAACTTCCTCTGCAGCTATATTCCCCCTTGATTGTACAACGTTTGCTGAGGGTTCTGCTGGGATATCTGAGTTGTCCTGCCCTACCATCAATTGTTTATCTGAACCCTTGCCAAATAACATGTAGAATCTGCCACTCTCTTTTATTATCTGAAATCTTCTTGGGACCTGTTTTGTTGTATATGTTGACATGCCTTGAGAATATTCTTGTGCATTTCGTGGTTTGGTCTCTACCTCTATTGTGTCTAGCAGTAAATTTGCTACTTGAAAATATTCGCGGCCGCGGCTGTCGATACAACTAATGATTTCAGAAAAAGATTGGTCCGATATTAATATTTTTGAAAAGTGTGGCGTCTCTTGTTTTCCCACATCTACTGAAAAACTTCTTCTTTGGCCAAGTTTTGCAAGTTTTGTAATCTTTGCCAACTTCATCGCGGATGTGGATCCATCTACACTATACTGTGAATTTATAATTTCCATTGTATTTGGGTGAAAATATGCTGATTCCGCCAACTCCACTACTTGACCTTCTGCGCCGGAAAAAAGACTTTCAGCCTCAATTTCAAAAGCGGCATCTATATCGGGGGCACCTAATGCATCTTGTGGGTATGGTGCAATTATATCTAAAAACCCATATAAAACTGGTTGGGCTCCGAGGATCCAGCCGTCGTTAAGAGCTAGTTGGTCTAGAGAATCTTGGCCTCTTGCTGTATTGACATGGCACTCATTGGCCACAAAATGAGCATAAAAGTTTAATTGCTCGCCCATCATGGCCATTAAGTCAAACATCAATGCGCCAAAACTAGAGTCACTAAAATCCCTATAAGTATCAGGATATCTTGTTTTTGCTCTGTTTATTAAATCCGACCTTATCTCATCAAAAGTAACATTTGTGTAATCAGTCGTGTTACCACTTCTTCTATTTTCTGACATTATAATTCCCTCTCGTCGCTTGTATAAGAGATCCCCTTTCTGAAAAATTCTGGCTTTTCTGATTCAAATTTATCTAACTCTTCTATAAATATTTGGTTTTGCGAGTTTAATGAAAAAGAAGATGCAAAAACAACAGTATTGCGGATGGCGTAGATTAAAACAATTTTCATCCTATTGTTATCTATATCGTTGCTTTCTGAATTGAATTTAAGATCCATTAATTTTATCTGTGGCAAATATCTTTGAAGTTGCCCTACTATTTTTGATCTTAATCCCATAAATTGCTCAGATGTTGAAAAATCGAAAAGACATCTTCGCAGACCAATTCCAAGATTTGGTTTCATTGGCCACTCTCCGGGGTTTGTCAATAATAAATTTATAAAATTTCTTTGATACGATTTTTCTTTTGATGTTATCGGCCTATATGGACCATAAATATGATCATAGACCAACGGAAAATCAGGTTGCTGTTGCTTTTCTATAAAAGAGTTTCTTACTCTTGATTTTGTATCACTTATAAACGACATAATTTTTGTTCCACTTATTAAATAGTTTTAATCTAATAATCTTCGCATTCTTCAGAAGGTATTTCTTCGTTATTAATTACTCTGCAGTTTGCCTTTTTTAGTATCATATCTGATTTAAGTGCAGGAGTCGAAAGCGCTAAGGCAGTCCAAAGCGACAGGGCATGCCCGTATCTGCCGTATTTTCCAACATCATATTTGTTGCCTTTCTTCCAATCATCAGCATCTTCAGGATTTAAACAAGGTATATTAAAACCCCTGGACATATCTAAAAATGGAAGATTACCACCGTAAATATACGCGAGGGTCTTTAGTGTAGTTTTCCCAAGGCGCGCCGGTAATTTTCGCCATGAAGAAGTAACGGCGTATACAACATCCAGCGCGGCTATCGGTGTTATCGGTGCATAGGCCCCTTTTTCTTTGTTTCGTTGATCAGGCGTATCTCCCCTTGGCAAGAGAAGGCCGGCAGTCGTTGTGTCATCCATGGTACCCTCCCACGCAATCGATTTCCAACCAAAATCTCCGTATGGGTTGTCCTCGTGTGCGGATTCTATCCTTCTTAAATCACAATTCAAATAATGTTCTCTCATTTCTTGATAAGCAGGATCTAACACTCGAGCAATCCCTCTAAATATTATAGATGGAAATTGCAGCGCTAATTTTGCAAGGTCTTCAAGCATTTGCAAAAAGAATTCCCCGCCGGGGAAACCAAAACAAGAAGCTTTTGTTGGGTCTGCTGGAAACTGATCCGTTAAAGTCTTTTGATATTGGTCTGGCTTTAAGGGTATCAAACCCCATTGTTCTCGGGCTGAGGTTGAACAAAGTTTCATCAAAAAACTTATTGATTGTTTGCAAGATTCAAAAGTTGTAGGTAACTTATTATATCCTCCTAAAATTGATGAAGACATAATAGAGTACATGCCCATATATCTTTTTATGGGAAAAATTGTTTCGAACAGATCTCTATATTCTTGCTTTTCTTTTAGTTTCTGAACAATAAAATTTCTAGAAATTTCTCTGTCCATGCCATCCTTTAGGATTGATTCGCACGATTCTAGGTCTATTACTCTTTCATGCTTTACCAAAGGTATAGACAGTGCTAGATTATCCTCTAGATAGCCGGTAGACCGCACCCAGACCCTATATGCTCTTTGGGTTCTAGATATATCACCGCTGCGTATATCTTCAATATTGCATATTTCCCTCATAGCATTATCACTAAAAACATCATTTGGCCAGGGCCCAGAAATATTAAAAGTCCCAGATTGATCTTCCCCAGTTGGAATTAGACTTGAATCAAAATTAGATACCGCTAACAGATTTAGTCTACTGCCATGTTTTATAGTTGAATTTTCAAAAATATCGCGAAGTACTTCTGTGTCAAAAACGTTATTTATTCTTTCTATTAGCATGTTGAAACTTGCAGTACTTACAATCATTTCACCAGTTTCTTCAGAATTTTGATTAAACTTATCACTAAGTCGTAATCCTAAACCATTAGTATTAGTATTGGCTCGAATATTTGGGTCTTCTATAATCTCCTTCGTTATAATTTTACCTGATAGTGAAACGTATGTTTCTATGATAAAGTTAGAAGTATTTTTTTCATATACCTTTGATTGGGTCCTTCCAGGGCCGATAACTTCTTGTGCGGCAGAATATAACAATCCTGGGGCCCCCTGAATCGTCGTAGGGCCGAGAAAGGAAGAGGGTTCGCAAACTGGTATGTAATTTTTAGTATACCAATCAATACCATCTTCATCTGAAGTGTTGGGGTTAAATACTTGTTTTGAATAATCCGGGAGCTTTATAAGTTCCTCTTCTATTAGAGATTTTAAAGCCAAGTCTGTATTTGTTATACCTGTGGTTCTCTCTAAAATATCTCTCCACAAATGTTTACAATTTCGGTTTCGATCCAACTCTAATTTTACATGATATATTATATAATCTTTATATAAAGGTTCAGTTATAACCGGTTCTATATCCCAATCTGAAAATGCCAAACCTCCTTTTAGCAGCGTATCGATAAGACACACTCTAACGAAAGCAACTAACGCTAAATTTTGCAGTGATTTTTCTAGGGGACCTACTGAATCTATTGTCTGATTAAATGCTGAGTTTTCCGGCTTGCTAGCTTCTTTATAATATTCTTTTTTTGCATCTGATAATATAATTTTATTAAAATCTAAAACGGAATCACTAGTAAGTCCATATCTATTTCTGATACATTTATTCTCTTCGTCGATGTTTACTTCCGCTGCGAGTCTATTATGAAGTTGCCCTGCATACTCCTCATCAAAAAGAGGCGACTCTCTAAAACTATTTCCCATATTTTGAAAAACAGTTTCTGTCACATCTTTGTAAACATCAGTATATAAACCAGAATGTGCGGCTGAAGTAAGAGTATCCGTGGAAATCCCGTTGTTTTTTAAACTATTGGTTACTATCTTAGAAAAAGCTTCATTTTTGGAAAAATATTTATCTTCACCTCTTTCATTAAATTTTGTTATTCTATCTGGGATGGACTCACAGTATTTAAATTGTTTAAAATATCTAGAATTAATCTTTCCTGCAGGGTTTTTTCTTGATTGTAAAATGTGAAAATCACTCTCTACTGAAATATCAAACCTATCTTGATTTTTTTTCGCGGGTTTCTGGGTAAATACAATGCTTGGAGAATACGAATCCGTAACATTAAATTCTAATTTAATTTTTAAATCGCTTGGTCTAGGGACATGATCTCTTATTTGCAAACCGGAAAGCTCAGGGGCTATAAATTTTTCTGTTCTTATAAACTTTTGCATCATTAGCAAATGCTTCTCTGATATTTGACTTGGCCTATTTTCTAGCGCTGTCTCCAAATCGCCGGATAAAAGGCGTACGCGGTCTGAAATTGCCTTTAATAGGTCTGGGTTATTAATCGCTGTCTTTTCTACAAAGCCGTGCATTCGATCATAAATGTTCTCTCCACCATAATGCATCCCGATAGCTTTGGTTAAGTCCGCTCTCTGCTCGGCTGTTATTAATCCCTGTAGGTATGCTATTTCTTTTACCACCTCTTCTGTCATAGCAGTAAATGGTCCCCCCGCGTAGTCGGTCGTGGCTATTGGCCAATCGATCTCTGCTGTCGAGTTCAAACCTAAAACATGTGGATGCCAAGGGTAAGAGGATCGAGACCCCGGGTCCTGCGCGGGCCCGATTCCGTCTGGATCGTTGGCGCATGCAATCGTACTCAGAACAAACATATCTTCATTCTCCGGGTCATTAACTTTTCTCACATACTCTTCGTAACTTAATTTCCTTGGGTGATATTGATCTCCTTCAGAAGTTTTAGAAAAGACACTATAAGTTAATTTTGTTATACCTTGACTGTCTGTGATATTGAAATAGTTACTCTCTCGACCAGCTTGTGAATGCTGAGCGCATATGAAAGGAATATATTTTTCTCCTGTTTGAGGGTCTGTCGTTGGAGTAACTGCATATTTTACATGTACTTTTCTTTTTTGTACACCTCCGGTGTCTGGGTCTACATATTCAATTTCCTCTGTTTCAAACATTGTATATAACATCTTTGCTTGAAAGGCGGTAATCTCTATTTTTCCATATTCTTTAAGTTTTTCTATCCGAGTAGATGCATCTTCACGCATCTTTTCCCATGTCTTTTTTAAACTACCCAATGGCTTTGTTTCATTTATAACAATTCCATCAGCGACGCCAAAATCCTCTGACTGATTAAGTAAAACTTTTATATTCTGGTCTGTGATAATTTTTTGCTGCAATCCTGACTCTGTTGGGTTTTTAATGCCTTCAAGCGCTGAGCGTTTATTTCTATATGGCCGCCAGTGCGCAGTGCCCAAATATACTGCGTATTGTTCCCTTATAAGCTTTATATAGTTATTTACCATATGGAGGTTTAAATTTACAATAAAACTGCTATGTCGTTTATTTTTATGATCAAGATCAAAATACTCTTCATCACTGTATGTGTGCATTCGGTTGGATTCTCTACCAAAATTAAATTGCTCAGTTGTGTATGGCTCATCACGAATTTCGTAGGCGAAGTGGCCATTGTGTTCCCTTGGGTCGATTGAAGGGTCACCGATTCGGTCTTCTTCAAGTCTCGAACTGATGAGTACTCCTTCTTTGGTTCGTGCTTCATACTGCCATTTTTCTTCTTGGTTACCGTACAACATCGCGCCGACCCTACGCCATGGACCGGTCCATGGTTCCGGATAAAGCAATTGAAATATTTTCCCATCGTCATCTTGTTTAAACGTATTCATCCATTTTTTAAATCTTTCTACATTATATCTTATTTTAAATTTCTCTATATCTCTTAAAATACTTCCTTCTGCGGATAATTTAACAAGATCTGGCACATCACTATCATAAAGGTTTATATATCTATCAGATATTGTTAAACCGTCCAGATCTAGATCGGATATATAAAATTCAGGCCGATATATGTCGAGAGTATAGTCTCTCTGAAGTGTCTTAATACTGGCGTCACGTGGTCGGCCGGCGATGCCGTAAATTTCTTCTCTCTGTTCATATGGAAGAAAAAGTTCTAGGGCGAGATCCGCAGAAGTGTCAAATATAATTGATGGATCTGATTTGGCATTCGTGACAAATGAATTGCGTTGTGCCTGTGTTACATCCAAATTCAGTACGCCGGCGTTTTGATACATCTGATCATCCGACTCAAGAATTTCTTTATAGTTTTCTATTTCCAAGATTCCGATATCAATATCTTCTTTAAGTTTTTCGTCTCTAAGAATAAATTGTTGAACTTCTTGAGGTGTCAGCATATATTCCTCGTAGTCAGATGCACTCCCTATCAAATCATCGTACTCTTGTTTAGTTAGTTCTTGTTTTAATACCTCTGCCTTGGACATAAAGGATGATTGTTCTAAAGCTGTTCCATACAGGGCCAGACGCGTTGAATTAGCTTCCATTATTAGTTCGTTATCTGTAAAATATGTAGCTTCCTTGGTAGCGTCAGGGTGGTCCGCGGTTGAGATTGACATGTAAGGCACATAGGTGGATAAAGTTCCTTGGTATGCCAATTTGGCGGACATAAAGACATTTTCTGCAGTGGTCTGTAATTCTCTTTCTAAGAAGTCTGGAAGGGTATTGATGATCGCATTTGGGTTACCAATTCCGAATCCTGGTGGGACCATGCTACCTATCTCCATTCCTGAAAACTCTCTTAAGGAATTTTCAGTATTTTTCAGGTCTCTTTCGGCCTTATCTAACACTCTTTGTAACTCTTCTGAAGTTACGCAGTCCCCATCTCCAGCCTGTAGTCTGTTCCTTATTGACTGTAGCTCTGATGCGATATCTGAACAATCTGGTGCCTGAGATGTTTCAAAGGCTGTAATCTGAGAAATTTGTTCGCAAAGATTGTCTGGAACATATGAGCCCAAAACTTGGAAAAAGTTAGCGACTTCATCGTCGGTCATCTCTGTCTGCATTCCTTCAGATGTCACTCTTCTTACCATAGACATCCCGGCCGCGTCCAAAGTTTGGCCGGCCATGAGGCCGCACAATTCATTTCCGGTTACAATTTTTGCTACGTCTCCGAAAGCCTTTTTAGCACTCTCTGCCTTATCTTTTTCCACTGCGTCGCCTAAATTAGTCAAGGATTGCGCTAACGCTTGGTCAAATATTGGGCCGCCGGCGGAGGATCCTGCGGCGATAAACTCTCTCAATTGTTCTTCACAAAAAGGAGATACCAAACTATCAATCAATGTAGATATAAAGTTCAATAATAATTGATACAATAATTTCGCTAGCTGTTCTTTAAGAAATTTCCACTGATTAGGGTATTGGCCCCAAATTGGAACTTTCGGGAATGGCGGCAAATAAAGATCTGGAAGCTTTAGATTGACAGTTGGCATCTTTATACATTTCAAGTAATCACAAAGAAGTGATGCTAAATCTATTTTATCCAAAAATTGATCATACAAATCCCCGACGGTCTGTACTTTACCAGCCAATTTAAAGGCGTCATTCTCATTACCTTCAAAAGTTTGTCCATCCTTGTGGAGGCCGGTAGACTGTTTCCACCACTGGCTTGCAGGGTCTTCAAAATTTCTTTGCCACCAATTTTTTTTGTAAGAATTCCCTTCAGATTTGCCTTTTTTGGTTACTGGCTTTAGCCCTGAAGTGTACTTTGATAAGTATTTAGAGGACAAATGCTTGTCCATATTAATGCCTATATCTTTACAGGCGCCGCGGCCGTCGTCAAGTAAACTGCCAAAAGCTTGAGTCCATGGTCCGTCGCCAATTGGAAGCCGGTCTCCTGATTTGTTAGTCATCTTTAGAATATTACTTATGTAATTAACAGTTCTTGGCCTAGTGAATGTTTTTGAAATTCTTCCGTTGTTCCGGATCTGTGCTTCGTCAATAAACATTTTTGCCGTTATGGCGGCGGGCGCGCTGGCGCCGGGGGCGTTGGCGGTGCCTTTGAATGGTGCTTCGACTACTAGTTTTGTAATTTTTTTTCCTATTAGGGGTCCAAATCCAGCGCTGGACTCATCATAAACAAATTGAAATGAAAAATTTAACATAATATCATTTGGTCTGTTTTCAAGTGCGCCGGCGATGAATTTTTGCATCCCGCCGCGTTTAGTTTTTATCAGAGTTTCAACATCAGAGACAAATTCACTAAGCAAAGATCCTTCGTTGTTTGGTTCAAAATTACTTCGAGGGTCTATATCTAACCCTTCTGAAAGGGCTATATCATATGATTCTGATAAGTCTTTTTTTACTATTTTTATACGTTCTTTTAAATTTACAAGAGGAATCTTTAGGGTGTTACTTTGTTGTAATTCTCTATATTTTTTCTTATCCTTATCACTCAAGGTGCCTGATATAGTTCCATCATCAAATGCGGCCATCTGCTTAAACTGTTCATCGGTTGCAGAAGTTATATCATTCATATCTCCCATAGTGGCACCTAGGACAGAATCGACGCCCAAACCAGGCAGAGACATCACAGCTTTAGTATATGTATAATCATCTCCGCCTAAAGTATTCACACCTAAAAATTCCGAACCTGCAGAAGAGGCCGCGGCGTTCATATCAAATGGCCCTAAGGAGCCTAAATTCACCTCGCCCGGGCCAGTGCCCATATCTTGCTCTTTATATCCGTCCTTTAGGCGCCTGACAATCTCTCTTCTTCTTTTCCTTGCATGCATACGCCAGTCGTCAAGAGTACGCTGAGAATCCCCCGAAAGGTCTGCGCAAAAGAGATCTGCAGGAGACGGGGAATCTCCTGCGGGATCTCCTTCTCCAGATTCCTCTCTGATAACTTCCCCGTCTAATATAAAATTTAATTTTTCTGCATTTATGTGAAAAAGGGCCCTATATGTTTGCCCTGTTCTTAAGGACGGCGTCCTATATTCTATAAATTTTATTAAAGGATCAGTTCGACCAATATTACTTATGTCCCTCCATGATTGATAATTGTTTTTATCTTCATCAGAACTGCTTTGTAATATATCATCTGTGGTGAGTACCCAAAAGTTTCTGGACTTTTCAGATTGAGTTGGCTCTTTCTCAAACTCTTGTTTTAAGTATTTTATTTGTTCTTTAAGTGTTTCATATTTTTCTAAACACGCCACTTCCTCGTTGTTAAGCTGTAGATGTTCTGACCCTTTGATATCCACTGTTGGTAAAAGCATCTGAACAGACTGATCATTGATGTTTTCCTCGTAATATACTCCGTCGTATGATACCGTGCGACCCTTTATTCTACCTTCGTCATCATAGTCTATATACTTTTTTATATATTCTATATCACAACCATTTGGCATTTCGTCTGAAAGTCCCCAATTAAATAATTGATCGACTTGTGGATTGCGATCGCCGCCTGAAAAGTCATTATTAAGCTGTATTTGCTTAATTTCAATATCTTGCTGTATTTTTACGAATCTTGGTATAGCCATCTTCATGGCTTTGTTGGTAGATGATGGATATATTCCTGAATGTTCTGGTTCCGGTGTTGGTCTGACATTGCCAAACTGGGCTGATTGAAATGATGATAAGTATTGTTCGTTTGCAGGAATACACCAAATGTCTGGTTTTTCATAAAAGTCTAAAACTTGTCTTAGGGCCCTGTTTTCCAGATTAACAATTGTCTGCTCATCATACTGTGGGAATGGACCGCATTGCTCTAAAACAAAATCAGTTTCCGTGAAATGTCCAGTTGTAAATTTATCGATATAAAATGGTTCTGGATTTGTAAACGGATCTGGGTAAAAGAAGCGTTTTAATGATTGTTCTCTTTGGTCCGAGGTTGGCATCAAAGAGTCCAATAATTCTGAATTATTTAATACTTTAATTGCAGATGAATATAAAATACTCTTTTGGTCGTAAATCACATTATATTCTAAAGATGCATACCTGTAATCGAAATTAGTCGCGGAGTCGTCAGCACGTACCCAATTTCTACGTTCATCGACATGAGCCTTATATCTAGCCAAATCATATTCATTATTATATTCTAATGCATATCGCTCTAACTGGTCGGCATGCTGCGGATCGGTCGCTAAATATCCAGATGTTTTTAAATCATCAATAGTTTGACCGTAGGAGCCTCTTTGGGCTTCTTTTGCTAGAACTTCGGGGATTATATCTACGACCGGGCCGTTTTTATGAACTGCTGGTATATGATTATACCCTTGAAGACCGATAATGGTATGGGGCCTCCAGCCATGCATAACCGCCAAAGTGGCTTCGAATAAGTTACCAACCTCTTGGTTGAAAAGATCTAACATTGCTGTCAAAACGCGGAGTATGACGCGGTCGTATCTTTCTCCATCGCGCATTTCAGGAAAATATTCCTGCTGATCATATTCTTCTCCTAAGGGGTCCGGCTCGTACCACGCCGCGTCTTGTCTCTCATCCAATCGCTGACCCTCGTATGTAGTATCCTTACCTTCCGGCGCATAAGCAATGTCCTTCCAAGTGCCGCGGCTTGCTGGGTCTTTTTCTACGTCTTCTGCAGTTTTTCTTCTATTTGCTAATATTCCTCCTATACCATATTTCTCGAACAAATAACAAGTTATTAAAAACTGATTTTTAATTTGAAAGGCTAGTAGTGCTGATTTAAGTGAATCATCAAAAGTAGCAGCCTGCATTAAAGAAATTGGGCGCCCTGTATTACAATCAAACCAACGCTGTGAATCTAACGGGATTGAAGGGTCAAGAGGAGTATTCATAGGATCCAAATCTGGCCTTGAGGCCTCTAAACCATCAAGATCTTTTATTATATTTAAAGCTATTTTTATAGCTATTATATCTTTGCCGACTTGTCCAAATACTCTCGGCCCGAATGGTAAAGTTCCGTTCTCATTTATTATTTCTATTCTATATGGTCCCATTTTTTGTCACCTATGTCTATATTAATAATTATGTTATAGTAACATATTTGCTAAATATACAATCCTGATGGTATTGATTTAAGTAAGTTGTTTCCAAAGTTGGTACATTATATACTTTGGAAGCGTTGACTAGAATTAATTTAGCCATGTCTTGTATCTGTTTTATTTGATTCGCTGCTTGATTAATCGGGTTACATGTAGATGCGCCAAAGGGGCCGACATATATCTCGTTTGCAAACATATGATTTATAGCTTTTTGTTCAGTAATATAACTATTCATCAATTGGAGTATATCTTGAATATATTGGACCACATCTTGCATCATCTTTGAAACCTTGTCTCCGCGGAGAGCATAAGTTTGCCCTCTGGTTCCTACTCCATTTTTAGCTACAAGGTGTATCTTCCCAGAATCATTGATTGGATATCCATTTGAATCTAATCTAGTTTCAACATCCCCTCCGGCCACAAGATAAATATCTCTTCTGGAGTGTGCTCTGATCCTGTCTGCTTTTAATACGATTGCGCTGCAAGGGTTTTTATCATCCATAAAGCCAGAAAATTGTTTTTTTATTTTAAAATAATCATCTACTTTGCACATTTGTGAAATATAGATTCTGGCCGCGTCCATCACAAACCCAAGATGTGGATGATCATGAGTAAGTGTGACATTGCTTTTTAAATTTTGGTCGTGTCTCGTAGTGTAATGAGGCATGAGCTTTTCTGGAAATTTATCATATATTCTCTTGTCAATTGCGTATGGAGCGCCTCGGCCGACTATAATGTCGATGGCGCCGGCGCCCATGTGTGTTGAGTAGCCCGATTCTTCTGAATCTGAAAAATCTTGATTTGGATCTTCTTTCGAATTCGGACCGAAGGGGTACCTATCTCTACCCATTACAATTATTGTATTATTATTAACTTCTCCTGTTCCAAGCGACGCGTCGGGTTCGATTATTTTATCACCCGCTCTTTTCGCGAATATTGGTACAGGCTCTGATAATGATGATTTACCCAGCCCATTCCAACCTTTCATGTACCTTTCATCTTCTATGTGATATTTAATCTTTTCTTTTTTCACTTTTTCTCCTGTCTATTTCAACCTGACTTTGGTTTTGAGGCTGCTTGAGAATATATCTTGTCAATTCTTGCTATAAATTTAGTTACCGAATTTTTTTGAACTGAAATTTTTACAACATCGTTAAATCTCGGTTCAGTATTTGCCGATGCAAAGAAGGCAACTGGATGCATAGAGATTTTTGCTGCTTCTAACCGTGCTGCATCAATGTTTTTTTGATCTGTAGACTTCTTCTCCGCGGCTTTGTCTCTTTCTGGCTTGGGCGTATTTGCTGAAGTTTCTGATGCTGCTTTTGTTAAGGCTGAGGTGAAATCTTGTAATTTATTAATATCAATATCTGGCAGTATTGAACTAAACTCTTCCACCCAGACATGACATTCATAATATGTAATGCCGGACCGGCTGGTTTGACCCGCCTTGACACCCTGAACTTCTTGATTAATTGTTTTATGAAGCCACGTTTCTGAATGTATTCTGTCGAAAGCTGTTGAGTCCATTGGGCGGACGGAAAGGATCACTCCCAGTAAACGATCTTCTACCGCGTTACCATCTAAGTCCTTCTTCACCGTTTTTAACATATGCTGGAGTTTCAACGATGGTGAAGTATATACTGGTGGGGTAGTAGCGGCGTTTGGTCCCGGGGCATGAGTTACTGATGTTGGGGTTTTTGAACTGTCTCCGTTTGCCATGATTATTTCTCCTTTTCGTTGATTAGATCAAAAAGGTCTTGCCTCTCTTCCTCTGAGATTTTTTCATCTTTTGAGTTTCTTTTTTGCATCAATGAGGCTAATTTAACCAATTGTTCATTGGATCTTTGCAAGGTCTCAAGGTACTTTGCAGCTATTATTCCAAATTCCCTATGTCGATCCTCTCCGACTTGCATGTGTTTCATCAAACTCATTAACAAAGTTTTTGTAGCCGCTCGGTCATCAACAATATTTTGTGTCGCATCATCGATAAACGACTCTAATGATTTTTTACCACTCATAATAATATACTACCTGTTCCACTTTGTTTTAAATGTTCTATATTTTTCTCTGAGTTTATTCAAATTATTAACCACTTGCTTTGTATTTAAACCTGTCAACTCTCTTAAATATAGATAGACTGCTTTTTTATTAAATATTTCTATATCTTCAATATTATGAAGAAGTACTTTGACGGCCTCTAATACTGCTTTTTCATTTTCTTTTAAATTTCCCGTATCCCATTTATCAACTTGTTTCAAAAGACAAAGCCAAAATTCAGCCTCTGCTCTGTCACTTAAATAATCTTGAGCTTTTCCCGCGGCGCCTAGGGCATCTGGGCCTCCAGTTTGTACTATATTTTCGTAAGAAACTTCTTTTCTAATTTTTTTTGAATTTTGCTTTACTTTGTGAATAAACCAATTTTTAGTTACAACTGAAAAGTAAGAGAATGCTTTTGATCCTTTGTTCGGGTCGTATTTATCTAATATTGTTGTTAACCATATTTTACAATCATCTCTTAAATAGTCTATATTTGGTAAATTATTGAATTTATAAGTGAAGATTATTTTGTTTACCATTTCATCAAAAGCAGGTTGAATAAGTGTCATATAAAGTTTTGATTTTTCCTGTCTGCTTGAGGAAAGTGCGTATCTCACGATTGCATCTTCATGAACTTTTGTAAAATAATTATTTTTTGTTCTCTTTTTCCTCATCTATTCCTATATTATCTTTCAACTCCTCATTTAAAACGAGGTCTAAATTTTCTAACTTATCGATAAGCTCTGAAGTGTGTTGTAGTAGAGCCCTAAGTGTCTCATCTCCATAAAATGTTTCTAAACCATAAATTGTCTCAAGGTGTGCACGAAATTCTTCTATTAAATCACTAACTGAAAATATGTCTTCGTTTATCACTTTTATTGTTTTTAAAAGCCACCTAACATAAAATAAAGATAAACCACTAAAAATTAATGAAAACAAAAATAAATAAAACCATATACTCATATCTAAAACTCTTTTTCTTTCAATAAAATCTTTTCTTTTTTCATTTCTTCTTTTGCATCATTTATATATTTATTTACTATTGACCCGGGCTTGGGAACACCAAAGGAAGGAGTTTTATCGACAATTGATAATGAAGGAACTTTAAAAATATTATCAGAATCACAAAATAAGCATGTTTGTTCTTCAAAGGACATAGGGTGTTTTATTTCGAACTCTTCACAACAATCATTGCATTTGTAGCAATAAATAGGCATCAATCAGTATCCAAATTTTCCGATATTTCAGGGTTGAAAGATTGATTTCCTACCTTAAAAGTTGGCGGGTTTTGAACCGTGAGTTCTTCATTTTCATTCTGTTTAAACACAAAATCCTTCAATGTTGGCACTATATCACTTTGTTCTAGCAATGATTTTTGCAATGCCATCATGATGGCCCCCATTGCCTGATTAGATAATTTCATTATAACTTCTCCTTTTTAAATAATTGTATCACAATAAGTTCTTAATTTAAACATTATTTAAAGTTAATAGCTTTACCGAAGATAGGTTCCAATTGTTGCAAATACATTGGTAACCATTTTTTTCTAATATCTATAATATTTTTTGAGTTTTCAGCGCAATTAAATTTTTCAAAAATATCATATAATTCGTCATGTGTGCACACAACGGACCCAAATTTTGAAGCGGTTGAGGCCCGGGCATCGTGTGCTATTGTTATACTTGGGATTCCGAAGGTGGCTGCCCAGCCTGAGCCGTGGATTCTAGTTCCCACAACTAAATCAAAATTCTTATAAAACTCAAAATAGTCATTCATATCGGATGAATATAAAACATCCCAACCATTGTTTATTGCCTCTGCATAATCCACATAACTATGGCATATAACTGTAGGGTTATATTTATTTATAAACTCCTTACTTATTCTATTAACTTGTTCTGCCGGCGAACAGATATACCTAGAGTTTGCCTGGTAGCAGAAAGCTATTTTTTCTTTTTTTGTTACAATACTGGGGTCCATTTCAGTAACTGCATATATAGAAGGGCAAGGCGCTACGATCGAATTGGGAATCATACCAGCAGCGTTGTCTCTTGCAAATGCGATTGTGGCTGAAGAGTAAGGCCGGTCGCTTCGATATGGAAGGCCTCCGACACCTATATAAGAAAAAGGGACCCCATGAGATGATATAAGTCTGTATAAGTCGTCGTTAGGGCTTTCATAATATTCTGGTGAGCCTGCAAATACTATATGATCGATAATTTCATCTCCCACACCAAAGGTGTAACTGTTGTCTCCTTTCCTGTCCGGTTTAAAGTGTGGGTGTCTATTAAACATAATAAAGGTATGTGCTCCTAATAAGTTTCTGACCCCTTTTAGTATTAATTCGTCTCCCGGGTTCCACTGTTTTGTCGTTGAGAATGCTATTTTCATGTTATATTACTCCTCTCTTAGCTTCCAGTATACCATAAATTTCCATATAATTGTGTTCTTTGTAATTTGTAGTGATCATAATAAATTTTAGCTGCATGTAATGTTCTGTCATTCGGAGAAAAAATTACAATGCTGTTATTTTCATTAATAGATTTTTCTTCTTTGCACCAATCCCAAGGAACCCACTCTCTTTGGGTGTTGGGATTTTTTTCCCACTCTTCATATTTCCATTCATATTCTTTTTTGAAGGACATTATTTTTGTATGTATATCCAAAAGCTCTGCTCCGGGCTTGTTGATATTCAATAAATATGTCATAGCTTTTTCTCTCATATCCGGATGTGGACTTATTTGATATCTAGATAAATACTTTCTAATATCCGTATGTAACCTTGTTGGGCGCGAAAGATTAAACTTGCTTTTCAAACAATTATGAAATTTATCACTTCTAAAAAAATTCAACAAATTTATAAGAATCGGGTTTTCTGGCTTATCTAGTCTGAATCCCATCCCTAGAATACCTTTTTTATCTTTCACCATTTCGAGATATTCATTTAAATTAGTGGTCACACCTGCGCCGGCGAAGGGGGTATATTGCTTTTGTATAAGGTTTTGAAATAACTCCAAGTCGTTCTCACACTCATCAAAGTGGAGTTGCTTGTCCTGCAAAAGATTACTAAGGTGTTCTTCTTTTAATAAATCTTTTATTTCTAAGTGTTTGTATGGTTTTTCTATTATTTTTTCATTATTTATTTTTTCTAAAATATATTCAAACATTTTTTAATCTCCTTTAATTATGCGATATGAATCTTCATCCATGTGTGTGGTCGAAAATTCAAATAGTTCTGTATCTTCTATAGCTATCATTTGATGTCTAAGGCCTCGATAAACATGAAAATTATCCCCACGAGTGAGGATTTTCTCCTTTGCGTTCAATATATCATCTGAATCTGAATATTTGACCAGGATTCTTCCAGACTGTATATAAAACACTTCATCCTTTAATATGTGATAATGCCAAGAACACCTCTTCCCCTTTACAAAATAAAGAAGTTTTCCACAATACTCTTCATTATTTACTATCCATTTCTCAAAACCCCAGCCTTTTGGGACAAACTTCATCTGTATATTTATACTGTTTTCAGATTTCATTACTTATCTCGGAAGTAAAAAATAGAATGTCTTGACACCCTTTGTCATCCACATAAATGTCGCCTTGTGGCTTTCCTAAAAACAATCTATGATATTTCAGGCCCCACAGATCAAGTTGATTCTTAGTCAATTCATAAAATTCTTTATTTGCGGCGGAGGCGTCATTGTTGTGGCGACCCATACCTCTCGCAGTTAAGAAAAAGATTTGATTTCCTGACTCGAAAAGGCTGTTAATTAATGCTATTCTTTCTGGAAAAGGTTCCGCTTTTTCATACTCTCCATTTGTAATTGTACAAATTGTACCATCTATATCAAATACATAATTTTTCAATATCTTTCTCCGTTAAAGAATATGTGCCACTTTTTTGTACAACATAAGAAGCTGCTTTATTTGCCTTAATTATTGCTTCTTCTAATTGTCTGTTGTTTTTCACATAATTAATAGCAAGCACAGACAAAAAAGTATCTCCGGCTCCAGATACATCGAAAACGTCAACGCGGGTTACAGGGTATGTTTTCTTTTCCCACTTTGCACCTGCTGGGCCGAGGGTTACAACTAAATGCTGTGAAGGGAAATTGCACTCTAATTCTTTCTCTTCTCTCTCATTTAACTTTACTATTGCGCCTTCATAACAACTAATATCTCTTTTTTTAGAGTCAACAAAGACGGGAATATCACACAATAAACAAAATTTACATATTACTTTTGCTGCCTGCTCTGTGATGAAGCCTTTTTCATAATCAGAAATTATCACTAAATCATAAGAAGATATTGAATTTATTTCTGAGCAATTTAAATTTACTTGATTTAATTTCGAACTCTCTCCTGTATCAAGCCTCATTATGTGCTGGCCTGAGTCTAAGTCTACAAACCTTTCTTTAGTTATCTGTTCTTCGTTTGTAACTATATCAACGTCTACGACACTATTATAAGCTAATAAATTATTGTATATGTTCAAAGCCATTCCGCCCATAGTATCTGTATATTTATGAGACAAGACTGGAACTGGAGCTTCTGGGGATATCCTGTTGCAATGTCCATAGTGGAATTTATCTCTGCAAGAATCACCTATTAGTAATACTTTCAATCGTTTTTGTTGTTGAATATCCGTTAACATAATTAAAAATTTTCACCTTTGCATGATTTCGGCCGGCCACCTCTTCTTCATTATAGTCCCCTCCCTTAACGATAAAGTCTGGTTTTAAAGATTCTATTAATTTAAGCGGCTCTAGTTCGTTAAATATAACCACTTTATCCACATATTTTAAACTTTCTAATAAAAATTTTCTATCACTTTGTTTATTTATCGGACGTGACGATCCTTTTAACTTTAGAACTGATTCATCAGAGTTTAGACCTACAACCACTTGGCCTTCGCCGGCTAAATCTCTGCAGTATTGCAAAAGCAAAACATGGGCAGAATGTAGTATATCAAAACATCCATTTGTGAAAACTACATTCATAATATTTTTTTTATTACTTCCTCATAACCCATAGGTGTCGGGTTCAATGATTCATCAATCCAATTATTCTGCAATATATTTCTCATATATCCGCTATAGTGACTTTCTTCTGACCCTAAATATATTTTTTTCTTATTTTGTAAAGATGGAATTACTTCTATAAAATTACATAAACTAGAATCTACACAAGATATTGATTCTGATTCGTGTAGAACTTTAAACCAATCATATATTTGATAGTCTGCAATCGGCTCGAATACAATTGGGTTCTCAACAGCATTAATGTGACCAGCTAGTGGATGGTTCTTATAAATATGAACGATACTATATTTATCAGAATTATATTTTTTAATTGCTCTTTCTTTTATTATGGACAATAGCTCATCTTCTTTTTTTTCGTTTCTGTTCCAATTGAAATTCCATCTTTTCTCTAGGGGGACTTCAGCTAAAGTATATCTCATATCTATCCAATTTCGGTCTTTTTTTCGAAAGCTTTCTATTTTAGATAAATTGGATTTCAAATTGCCGGGAAAACCCCAAGAAATATCAAGCAATTTTGCATCGACTAATTGAGCGTACCTTCTAGCGTGCAAATATAGCTTAGCGCTTTTCTGAGCGTTTTCTAAATTCTCAGCATAAGGGTTCCTCCTATTATATGGATCCTGTAAATAAGAATTTTGTGATAATGATAATCCTGAAAATGTAATACATTTGCTATATGGTATTTCTCTAAAAAAATCTTCAAATTCGGAATATACTACCCACTCAACTTCATAGCCTAGGTCCGCATAATATTCTGCTATTGGAGAACATATAATTAGATCTCCGAGTTTTCCGGGCTGCAGCAAGACAAGTTTTTTCATGATATTTTAAATCCAGTTTTTGCTTTGAATTCTTCTAATATAGCTGGTTTATCTTCTGTTGTTGAGCGGAAATGCAAATAATCTTCTATTACCTCTTTTCTGAAAAGGTTCATAACTTTATCCTCTGTAAAATGTCGTAGGACATGTTCTTGTAATTTTTTTGCTTTCTTTTTATATAAGCCATAGTTGCTGTAAACCTTTCTTATTTGATCCTTGAATGAGGACTCTTTTGGATATGCCCATTGAGAATTTTCTTCAATTATATCTTCCCATGCTACGTGATCTGGTATTTTTGCCAGACTATAATCAACTTCTGCGAAAAAACTCTTTTTTGAAAAAACGTTATCTCTCGGGTCGGAAATCGTCAAAAAATCTAAATGGCCTGACCAATTAGTCGCGACAACTGGGAGTTGGTTATAAGCTGCTTCAAAGATGGGTAGGCCAAAACCCTCACCGTGCGATGCAGAAACTAAACACTTTACTTTTTCTAAAGAATATAAAGAGTGTATTTGTTCTTCGGACATATCGCCATGGACCAAATAGATACTACACTTGTAAGTACCCACAGTAGATTCTATAATATTTTTAATATAATTCTCTGTTTTTTCGAAATCAATAATACTATTTGAGGCACTGCCTGTTTTTAAAATTAGACCAACGTTCTCTTCTTCTCTGAACTCCTCTACAAACCATTTGATAGTGTTTTCCAAATTCTTCCTGGGGCCTAGCATGGCTACAGATAAAAAATTAAAATCTGTTTTTAAATTTAAATTGATTTTTTTATTTTTAACATCTTTTACCGGATATGGGATTACTGACACTGGGCAGCCACAATCTAATATGTAAGTATCTTTAGAGTGAGGATTCATCATCTTATAACTTGTATTGTTAAAACCGAATTTGGCGTGCTCTGAAGGTACTATAATTTTATCTATTTGTGCTGTTGTCTTTTCTAGCCATTTTGGATGGACCCGATCAGTTTCTATTCCTGCTGTGATGCAAACTGCGTATGGGGCCTTTTTTACAAATTCATTTGGCAGACCAACTAAAACATGCAAATCACAATGAAACGGTTCGTTAGCCAATCTATGAATTTCAAGAGAATCTGAAAAATTTTCTATATCTCTATCTATTTCTGATCTTTCTCTATTCATCTCCCAAGACCATGAAGTTTGTCCCCAGTTTAAAGGATTCACTAGTAAATCGACTTCTTTACATTCTTTTAATGCGCGATATACAAGTCGCGCATGCTCTCCATATCCAGAATTTGTTAAAATTGGAGCCTCTAATAAAACTTTTATCATATTTTTTTAAACCTCCAGTTTTTATATCCCTCTCTTGAAGACCAAGAGCCATATTTTTCCTCAACATGTTGCATGGCTTTTATCCACAAATCTTTGTATTGTTCAAATCCATAATTTTCCATTACATGTTTTCTGCCTAGTGAGCCTATTTCTTGTCTTTTGGCACTTGATAAATTATGAATTTTTTTTAATGCTGCTATGAAATCTTGTTTATTTATCCTATCCTCTCTTATGTATGGCACCTCTTGAGACCCTATGATTGCTTTTGAGCTAGGCTCAATACCAATTCCAAACCAATCTGTACCGTTAGTCACTTGTTCCTGTAATCCTCCTGTCATGTTTACAATAATTGGGACCTCGCAAGCTAAAGATTCTAATGTAGAGAGTCCAAACCCTTCTGCGTCTGAAATGTTGATAGTACAGTCGCATGCGGAATAGATGTTAGATAATGCTTCTGGTGGGAATTTTTCAGTAGAAAAAAGAACCTGATTGTGACTGGAAAGGTTCAATCGTTCTGCGATGGCATACAAATCTTGACCGTGTGGGTCTTTAGGATCTGTGTGCATCAATAAAGTAGCCTTGTCGTGCCCCACTTCATCTAAGAATTCTTTAAACCACCATATTAAGGTTCCGGATTGTTTTCTTCTTGCATTTCGGTTATTCCAAAAGAAGACAGTTTTTTCTTTGTTATCTCCGACAATATTTTTTCTATATTCTAAAACGTCTTTGGAATTTTTATTGTTTTTGAATATATCAGTATTTACAGTATGGGGTATTCTCATACAATCAACAGAGGGAGATACATTCCTTACAATATCATCTGTAACTTTACTGATTGTACATACTAGGTCGTTTGAATCATAGAATGATTTATTAAAATTGGGGTAAGGATAATTATCCCAGACATGGTAATATACCATGGGGACATTGACTCTAATCTCGTTCTCCATCTCCCATAGCCATATATAAAATCTAGGATCTGTCATAAACCATAAAATGTCTGGCTTGTAATCTTTCAGAGTTTGCCTTATTATATCTTTATTCCCGTAACCGTCTACTGGCTTGATTACCCAGTCTTCCAAATAACCCTCCACCATGAATGGTTCATAATTTTCATGCTTTATAGCTCCGGCTAAACACAAAAATTTATACTTTTTGGTAGACAATAAAGCCTCTATCATATATTTTGTTTGTGTTCCAACACCAGAAGGCACCAAGGGTGAATCTGATATTACTAATATTTTCTTCTTTTTCATGTGCAGTGCTCTGTTTTGTAAAATTTACAATACTTACAATTAAGTTTATTTTTAATTGCAGTTTCTCTTTCTATATTTATAACAGCATTTTCTAAAACTTTTAATGCATTTGATGTTTTTTTGGGGCCCGAAGTTGTTCTCACAACTTCTACCACATTTTTTTTTGCTGTTCTTTTGAGTAATACAAAGTAGGTCTCAATATTCTTGGGCGTGATATTGTGTTTTTTAGCGAAAAAATTCTTGTAATATGTTAATTGATAATTAATGATCGGGTCGCTTTTTTTATCTCTCGACCATCCCCAAGAACATGTTTTCCAATCTACTATATGATATTTGTCATCCGGCGTTTTTAAAACTAAATCTATAAATCCTTTAAATTTTTTATCATATGAATCAAATTCAGTTATTTCTTCCAACAACGGCTCTTCAATTGCATGTATTTTAAAATCTCCAAAATGTTCTCTCATCTTAGGTAACACATGATCACAAATTGGTTTAGCTTGCTCTACCATCTCTAATACAAGTTTTTTATTAGTTTTGTGACCGTTTAAAGCAAGAGATTTTATTTCTTCTATAAATTTTTTTTTGAAAATGCTGTATATATTTCCAGTGGATAAAGACTCGCAAGCTTCGTGAATTGCTGTTCCAAATATAGAATATTCATTACTAGAATAATAAGGTAGCTTATCGACATAAATCAATTTATGTCGATATGAACACTCCTTCCAATTCTTTAGTTCTGAAAAACTAATCCTCTTTATTTGCTTTTCTTGTTCTTCTAGTTCTTGTCTGTTTTGGCTTTGTTGTTTTTGTTGTTTTTTTAATTTCATAGACCCAAGTTCCGGTAGTGGTATAGTTAGAATCACCAACTATATTAGATACAATCTTATCAGGTTTTGAAACTAAAGTCAAGTTATTTTTATATTCTTCTGGAATGAGTAATAGAGGATCCAGGCACCATCTTAATCGTTCTTCCGTTGCATATTCTCTCTTTTTGCAAGATATCCTCACTGTTATCTTGTCCTCTTGTATATCTATTTCTTCTTTAAACACTGCTTTCCTCCTGGTTTTTTAATGTGTGTTTTTCTTTTAAAGACAATATTCTCTTTAAAATTTTAAATAATAATGGTGAAACCTTTTTTAATCGGCCGATGTCTTCTTTCATAAAAAATGCTTCAAAACCATTTGCAAAATATTCTCTAATTGAAGTTGCGCCGTATGGAGAATAAAATAAATCAGAGGTGATCATCCTTAGAGAATCGTAACCCACATAGTCATACAAAAACTTATCGAAAGTTTCGTCAAAATTTAAATTAGTGAAGTGCTTTTTATCTAAATCTAAATCCCTATTCCTACTCAACCTATTATATAATTCAACTCTTTTAGAATAAAATTCTTTTCTTAAAAGTTTGTCTCCATAAATTTCATTATGAAATATTTCTTCGACAGAATGCGCAAATTCATGAATCACATCATCCACTATATCTTCTTCGTTTTTATGTGTGTTCGAAAGAAAAATGTTTCCATTTTCATACATAGCCTCATAATCTCTCTCTTTCAGTCTATCAAAATCTCCAATAAAAATATTTTTTACATTCCTTCTTAAATGTTTGGGTAATAGCAGTAGGGCTCTTCTTATTGCATTTTTTATTGAAATGTTGTTTATTGGTTGATCTCGGACGCTTACTGCAATTCCAAAAATTGAAAAATGATCTTTTGTTTTTTGAAAGTGTTCTTCTCTGTATTTCATAATTTTAAAGCTGCCATTGATGCAACCTTAGATCTTTCTCCTTTTAAGAGAGTTATATGGCCGGTAATTGATTCTTCTTTTAATCTCTCTACCACGTAGGAAAGGCCGTTGTTGGTAGCATCTATATAGACATTATCTATTTGGTCTATATCTCCTGTTAATATTATCTTAGTGCCCTCACCCACTCTTGTTAGTACTGTTTTTATTTCATGTTGTGTCATATTCTGAACCTCATCGATAATGATAAATGCATTTGATATCGATCTACCTCTGATAAAAGTCATAGCTTCTATTTCTATTTGTCCCTGGTCTATATACATTTCCAAAGTAGCGCGGTCGTCGCCCATCAAATATTGCAAATTATCTTGTATTGGGGCTAGCCATGGCAACATCTTCTCTTGCATTGTGCCCGGTAAAAAACCTATATCTTTACCTACTGGTTCGACTGGTTTTGTTACTACTATTTTTCTATAGCTTGATTCCGAAGAGAATGTTTGTTCGAGGCCCGATGCTAGGGCCAACAGAGTCTTTCCAGAGCCGGCTTTACCCACCAGGGTTACTACCGGTACCATAGGGTCCATAAGAAGCTCTAGAGCGAACTGTTGCTCCTTATTGCGCGGCGCAGTATTCCAGACCTTCTTCGTTGCGCTGATAATTTTTTTCAGTGGAACATTGTAATTTACAAATCTAGCTAGGGCGGTCTTTTTTTCGTTACTGTTTGATATTAACATAATAAATTGATTTGGAGATAATTGATAGGTGTTTTGGTCTATCCATATATCCTCGCCTTTATAAAACTTATCTATGTCTTGTTCATCTACTAATATTTCAGCGCGGCCGGTAAAGAGACCTTCTGAATTTTCTACTACCTGCTCTGCCTGATAATCTTCTGTTAAGAGGCCTAAGGCGTCACATTTTACTCTCATATTTATGTCACGAGAGACAACAACTACTTTTCTGCTTTTTGGCGCTATGTCCTGTTCAGATAAGGCAGTAGCAATAATCTGGTTGTCGGAGTCCTCCGTGTCCAAATCATCCGGGAGGCATAGTGGATTATAAGAGCTAACCCTAACTATGCCTAAACCCTTTTCTATCCTGACCCCTTTCGATAAACTTCCTTTATCTCTAAGATTATCTAACTTTCTTATTGTTGAGCGCGCTTGTGATCCTACTGAATCTTGTCTTTTCTTATGTTTATCTATTTCTTCCAACACCTTCAGGGGTATAACAATATCATTATTAGTAAATGAATTTATACAATTAGAGTCTGTTAAATAGACACTCGTATCTAAGACATATGTTTTCTTAGCCAAAATATTTCCTTTTTTATAATTATATCTAAATTAATTAGAAATTTTAGTCTTTTTTATTGCTTTGGTCGGAATCTTATTGAAAAATACTGGCCTATTTGCACTAAGTGTCTGTTTTATTTGCACTCTATTTAAATTTTGAAAGTATTTATTTTTTTCGTTTTCTACTTCACAAGCAGGTGAATAAGATAAAAATATACTAAAAAACACTTGTAACATTATTTTCTCCTGTAAATAAATATATTTTACAGTATATTTATAATAGAATGACAATAAAAGCCAACATTTTATTAGGATTTTTAATTTTATTATTATCTGGGTGCTCTGTTAGTACTTCTTATGGGCATATAAGGAACCCCCCTACTAAAAGTTTTGTAAAAATACTGCACACCATAGAAGTTAAATCTTGTTCTGACCCGAAAGATAAAAATTGTCCTCTTGGTGTGCATGCCAGATCTGGGAGTGGTATGGCTATAAAACTAATTAATGGACATATGACAGTTTTAACTGCTGGTCATGTTTGTGATGCTGGGCCCACGAAAGCTTTGAAAGAATACAATCAAACAGTGATGGTTGTTGATCACAACTCCGATATACATCAAGCTTGGCCAATCCTAATATCTCAAAACAATAGCAAGGGCGCCCCAGATGCATGCATTCTTTATGTTCCAACCTTGAATGTTAAACAAGTAATCTTTAGCCGAAAGAAACCCAATATAGGTGAAGAGCTTTATTATATTGGCGCGCCATTGGGCATTTACCATCCGCCAAACGCTTTGATATTCAAAGGAATTTATAGTGGAAAAGCAAATGCTTCTACTGCATTAATTACTGCTCCAGCTATTGGAGGATCTAGCGGCTCTGCAGTAATTAATATGAAAAACGAAATTGTTGGCCTGATTTGGGGTTCAAATCTTAGGTTTCCGCATGCTAGTGTGATGACTAATCATAGGGCTTTTATATTGTTTTTAGATGCAGCCAAGAAGAAGTTACTAAAAGATTTGAAAAAATAATATTAATTATATTCGATGTATATCTTGTATCTCATAGAAATACTGTCGAGGGCCCCACCGGGTGGGGGTGATGATGGACTAAAAAGCACATTTTTAACTCTCTTGTCTTTCGCTAATTTACTTAAAAATTCTAATGATATTATTTTTAAAGTAAATCTATATGTATTTGGTCGGTTCAATCCATTAAAAAGTTTATGATTTTTAAAATCAACAACATCTTTATAATCCTTTAAATATCCTTCGATTAAATTAAAAGAGTCTTTTCGTGTCCTAATTTTATCCTCTTCTTTGAGGTTTGTAGATAATCCAATACTTTCTAAAAAACTCATCTATATAATCTCATCAACTAATCCATATTGCAGGCACTTTTCAGCTTCCCACCAAAGATCATGTTTCAAAAGTTTATCCATTTCTCTTTTTGGTATCTTTGTGTGTTCACTATAAATGGATTTTATTTTTTGCATCAACATTTTAGAATTTTCAAAGTCATCTTCCATTTCTTGAAACTTGCCCCACATAGCCCCAGATAGCTGGTGGACGAGCATGCACGAGTTTCTATGTATTTGTCGATGGGCGCCGACGCAAGACATAAGTGTGGCCGCAGAAGCGGCACATCCATCAATTATTGTGTGCACTGGTATTTTTGAATTTCTTATATAGTCTAAAGCTGCTAAACCTGCAAATACGGATCCTCCATAACTATTGATATGCAATTTAATTGGTGGGGGCTCATATTCTAAGGGGCCTGTTTTAGACAACATGCTTATATTTAAATTAAATAAATATTTATTTAATTTTAAGATCTTAGGTCGGGTCACTCCAGAATAAAAATATATTCTGTTGTGACTTGTATCAACCACATTGAAATCGGTAGAGGCATGACCTCTAGACTCTGTACTAAAATCGTGAATTGTAATTGGATTCTCTATTTGAGAATCTTCTATTGAGCCCCAAAATTGATCTTTCATTTTTTAAGAATCTCCAATATTAAAGATCTTAACTCCTTAAGATCTTTTGTCGCTTCCATACAAGTCTTTCTAGCTCTTCTTCCTGCTGATGCGTTGCCACTTTGGCATTTGATAACATCATCTTCTGCTGCGCACAAATTTTGTACTATTTGTTTTAATTTTTCCTCTAACATATTTTCTCCTTTTAAAGCAAAATTTGGTGGGCCCACCTGGACTTGAACCAGGAACCACCGGTTTATGAGACCGACGCTCTAACCAATTGAGCTATGAGCCCGTTAATATTTATTTTATAACATATTTCATAAGTAAGTTTCAACTATTTTTTTTCTAATAGTAGTTCTAATGCCTGGATTGATTTTCAAAATCCCGGGCATGAGATTGTGCCTAACATGGTTTCTAATGTATTCTGTTTTTAAATTAGTGGGATCCTCTACCCATTTGACACTCTTCCTTTCTGCATATTTTTTAATTGTATTTCTAGATGTCATTAAAAAAGGACGATAAATGTTCTCACCTCTTCTGTATGGTATGAGTTTAGAGTTTCCGTGCATGGAGGACATTACCCAAGTTTCCACAACATCATCAAGGTGATGACACGTTATTAGGAAGTTTGTTTTTATTCTTCCAAAGAAAGAATATCTTTCATTCCGCCAGAATTCCTCCATAGACCTCTTACCTTTAATTCCTTTAATTTTGCCAATAAATAGATCTAAGTTATTATTATTAGCATAATCCTCAACAAACTGTTGGGATTTGTGGGAGTGAATAGTGTCATGATTAAAGTATGCTAATCTCACTTTTCTTCTACCCTGCAGCAGAAAATGAGCAATCACCATACTATCAACACCGCCCGAGCAAGCTATCATCACGTTATGAGGAATTTTTCCTATAATTCTAATCATACTTATATATTACCAAAAAATTTAGATTTGTCAAGTTTATTTATATAAAGACATATATCTTTCGCCGCGGTCGCATAATATAGTAACAACTATACCACTTGGATTCATTTGCTCACAATATCTTTCTGATGCCAACAAATTTGCGCCCGATGAGATTCCGACCAAGATACCTGTGTTTTTTGTGAACTCTTGGGCTCTGGAGATTGCTTCGTCTGTTTTTATTTCTATAATTCTATCTGCCTTATTTGGATTAAAAAGAAAGTCTGCTCCGTCGCCGATGCCTTGTATACCATGATTTTTCTCATGGGGTCGCACTAGACACATCTTGGTCCTAAGATTGTTGCTCTCCTTATATCTCCTTATTCCCTCCATTGTGCCGCCGGTGCCGGCGCCGTGCACAAATGCTGACCATTGGTGTTTTGTATCTATAACCTGTTTGTGAATTTCTGGTGCTATATTTGCCTGATGGCATATTATATTGTAATTGTTTGTAAATTGCTTTGGAGACCAAGCGTTTTCATTTGCTAGTAAGTATTGATCACGCATTGCGATCGCGCCTTGGAAATCATTATCTGGAGCTTCAATGATCTTTGCTCCGTAAGCCAACATCATATCCCTTCTTTCTTGGGACATATTTTTTGGCATAAATATTAAACACTCGAGACCCAGTGCTGCGGAAATGGACGCGAGTGCAATCCCAGTATTACCAGAAGTTGCCTCGCAAAGAACAGTATCTTTTCGGATTCTTCCGAACATTTTCTCTCTCTCCACAATATAAAATATTACTCGATCTTTTATAGAACCAGTTGGATTGTAGGTCTCCAGCTTAGCGTATATATGTGATGTGATTTTTATAAGAGGTGTGTTTCCTATAAGTTGTTTTATTGTATTTAAATTATTTATCATCTCTTATTGTCATTAAATTGCGGTCTGTTGCTTTTTGAATTGTCCACATTTTATTTGGAGCATGCACAAAATCTAGGCCTGGTACTATATAATTTCCGTATTCCTCTAATACGTCTTTTATTGTATTTCCTTGTAAACCCCAATTGTTATTTAGCCAAGGGATTAGTATATCATAATATTGTCTTGATTTTGACAACATAGATATTTTTTTTGTTTGGTTTTTTATTGATTTTTGTCTAACCATGGAAATTTCGCTTGGAGATTCTATAACCCAAACTAAAGGAAAATTCCTAATTCCTTCATCATTTACATCTTGTTCTACCAATCCATCCTCAAGGCCTTGGTGAATGACATCTATATCTAAGCGAGAGAAAATATTATTTTTTCTATCTTTTCGAAATGTATTAGAAATTTCTTTTGCTTTTTTTATTGCTTTAGATTCCCATTCTGAATCTTCTTCTCTTTTACTTTTCAAATATTGCGCTATATCTGGGTCTGTAGGAGTGGTTTTTTTTAAAATCTCTTTTTCTATACTTGATAATTGATTGTATTTTTGCTTTCCTGATTGTGGTGTATAATTTTTTTTAACCTTAAGATGATTTGGCCAATAATTTTGTTCTTCTATAAAATTATTCCATCTTTCAAAGATTAATTTTATATTGTTTTTCTTGTCCATGTATTAATTAGATGAATTTAGATGAATTGTTGGCTAAATTTGCCTATTTTTTAATATTACCAGGATTCGCAGGGTCATCAGATAATTCTATAGGATCCGGCATAGAACTATCTAAAGATATCTTATTCATGGTCATCCATTGTTTTAGCTTTTCTTGGTCCCCTGACATATTAAGGAAAATATTATTCTTTAATATTACCCCTTTAGGATTTTCAGGAGTCAAAAGAAGCAATATCGGTATAGATTTTATAGGGCCCTGTAACTTTTCAATCATTTTAATATATTTTCTGTTCTGGTTTATTTGTGATTGAGAATCCAGATCTACATAAATCCATTGTTTTGCTGAGACTCCTGCAAGAGTAAACATTTTTTTTATTTCTTTGCAGGGCGGGCACCAAGAGGTACTAAGTTGTACTAAAATTGCCTGTTTGGATTCACTTTCCGTCAACTGTCGGCGCGTGAAAATTCGGGATATTGATGTATCTATTTCTTCCCTTATTATCGATTTTAACTTTTCTTTTGTTATTTTCATAATATTTATATTTCCCTTATTAAGTATTACTTGTTCTTTTAGATTTATTGTTTGTTTCTTGGTTTCAGGGGGCCCAAAAGTTATGCATGGGTCTTGTCCGCAGCCGCAATTATTATTCTTCGCTATTTTTATTTTGATCATTTCTTCTTCTGGTTCTGTGTTTATTTCATCATCAGAACTAGGATCACACATCTTGTGAGTCTTGAACTCTGATTCTTTTATTAAGATTTTTATACTCATATTTTAAATAGTATCTTTCTACTTAAAATGATAAATCTTAATTTTGTATAATAAATCTATTTGCTGTTTTTTTGGTAGGAACTGACAGTTACCGGAAAAAGTTCGTTTGCAATCGACAAACATGCCCGGGCAACTTGTTGTATTTCCCACTGGGCTCCTGAGTGGATTCTGAGGTTAATAAACTTTAATAAATTACCTAGGTTACAAGTGCCATAATATTCGGTATATAAATTTTGTGGCAAAACGCCTCTTGCCTGCTCTCTGCAGACGCCAGACTTTATCAAAGAATTGTATAGGTATAAACTAGATCGATTATGAGCAACAACAGCGTCAGATGCTGACAAAGTGGTTGAATCTAATTCGGGATTCACCAATTCATCATTACTAGCTTGCCTATTAGATTTATGTTGTGTTCTGAATACATCTGGAGAATAAAATTTCATATCTACATCTGTATATCTTCTACTTATCTCATTGTATGACCAAGTTCTGTGTCTATGATGTTGAGATCTTATGAATAGGGGAACTGTAAACTTGAATGTAATTACATTATGTTCTAATGTTGAGGTATGTTTATGTTTGATGAGGTAATTTATGAGTTTTTTATCTCTGTCATCTAAATTGTCCTTGTTAATACCGAATGAAACGCGAGCGGAATTAACGACAGTTAGATCGCTACCCATGTGGTCAACATATTCAACTGCTCCAATATTATCATGAAATATTTCTATTCTTTTGTTCATGGACTTATTATATCAAAAAGTAAATAATATTTCAAACTAAATTGAAAAACTTTCTCCGCAGCCGCACGTCCTTTTTGCATTTGGGTTTACGAATTTGAAGCCAGATTGGTTTAATTCATCGATGAAGTCTATCTGTGTGCCCATTAGATATAAATAACTCTTTGGGTCTACATAGATTTTCACTCCATGGCTCTCCAAGACTTTGTCTTTTTCTTTTTCAGTATCGAATTTCAACTGGTAAGTAAAACCGGAGCAACCTCCTCCTTGAACGGCAGCCCTTATTCCAGTTTCTTTTTTTTCTGCTAGGAGTGTTTTAATTTTGTTTGCAGCAAATTCAGTTAACGTAACCATATTAGAAAGGCTGCAATTCAAAAACAACTGTTATATTTACTCTGCCATGATTGTTTGTCGGATTAACAGATATCCCAATTACGTCATTAGCACTGAATGTGGCAGAATTTGAAAATGTTGCCTTAACCACTGTATTAGCTGTAGACAGATCTATAGTCTGAGTCTCTGTTGCTGTTGAATTTAACTGTTCTGTGCCGTCAGAGGACTTGTGAAAACCAACCTCCGTGCTTCCCGGTGTTGAGTCAGACCTAATCAATACATATTTTAATGTTCCATTTGAGGGCACAATAAATTTATTATTAACGCCTGGTGATGAGGTTGATCCAGTATCAACGGGTCTGATAAATACTTTATCACTGCTGCTGTTTGCAGTGTATTTTGCATTAAAAAAATGTTTCAGCACCAATGTGCTTTCATCTATATCATCGCCGGT